ACTGTAGCCAGAGATACCAGAGAATCCACTATAGCCAGAGATACCAGAGTAACCACTATAGCCAGAGATACCAGAGTAACCACTATAGCCAGAGATACCAGAGTAACCACTATAGCCAGAGATACCAGAGTAACCACTATAGCCAGAGATACCAGAACCTGAGTATCCGGAACGCCCACTATAGCCGGAGATACCACTATAGCCAGAGATACCAGAGTAACCACTATAGCCAGAGATACCAGAGTAACCACTATAGCCAGAGATACCAGAGATGCCACTGTAGCCAGAGATGCCAGAACCACTATAGCCAGAGATACCAGAACCACTATAGCCAGATATACCAGAACCACTGTAGCCAGAGATACCAGAACCACTGTAGCCAGAACGGCCACTGTAACCAGAGATACCAGAGTATCCACTAAGTCCTTGTGGGCCGACAATTTGCCCTGCGTCGTACCATGCTGTACCACCCCAGACCCATAAGTTGCCGTCTGCGGTTACGATGTACGCGTCGTTAACTTGGTTGCCTGTAGGTGGTAATGCTGCAACGGTTGGCACTTCACCTTTTAACGTGATTGATGTACCCTGTGGACCAGAGTAACCAGAGAATCCAGAATAGCCAGAGACGCCAGAGTAGCCAGACGCTGGTCCGTTAAATGCAAGCCAAGACACACCGTCCCATGTCCATGTAGAACCGTTGGCAGTGTACTGCTGGTTTATTGACGGCGATGAGGGAAAATTTAAAGTTGCCATAATTATCTTTATGCAGTCTGGTCAAGTAATACTAATGAACAAGCACGAACTGTTAGTGTGCCAGAAGTTACTTTTAAACCTTGAATGTTTAAAGTTCCAGAAGCAGTTACAACAATTTCACCAATTAATCTGGCAGATGCTTCAGCGGCGGCAGTAGTCCAACAAGTAGTACCAGCCGTTCCAAGTGTAGTTTGTCGGCTTGTTGCAACAAAAGTTGTTCCAGAAGCCTGTGCAACTTGTATCCATTCAACAGTAGATGTTCCACTAAAAGTAACAGTAAATTGTGCGCCAGCGGCTGAAGATGATTGACCAACTAATTCAACAATAAAACTATATGAGCCAGCAGTTAAAGTCCTTGTTAAATTAGTAATGTTAGTGAATGCAGTTGTGGCATTGGTATAAGCATTAGCCACTATCATTTCTGCGCCAGCACCGCTATAGCCAGAGATACCAGAGTAGCCAGAGATACCAGAGTAGCCAGAGTAGCCAGAGTAGCCAGAGATACCAGAACCACTATAGCCAGAGATACCAGAACCACTGTAGCCAGAGATACCAGATCCACTGTAGCCAGAGATACCAGATCCACTGTAGCCGGAGATACCAGAGTAGCCAGAGTAGCCAGAGATACCAGAACCACTATAGCCAGAGATACCAGAACCACTGTAGCCAGAGATACCAGATCCACTGTAGCCGGAGATACCAGATCCAGAATAGCCAGAGATACCAGATCCACTGTAGCCAGAGATACCAGATCCACTGTAGCCGGAGATACCAGATCCAGAATAGCCAGATATACCAGATCCAGAGTAGCCAGAGATTCCAGATCCAGAGTAGCCAGAGATTCCAGAGTAACCACTATAGCCAGATATACCAGAACCTGAGTAGCCAGATATACCAGATCCAGAGTAGCCAGAGATTCCAGAGTAACCACTATAGCCAGATATACCAGATCCAGAATAGCCAGATATACCAGATCCAGAGTAGCCAGAGATTCCAGAGTAACCACTATAGCCAGATATACCAGATCCAGAATAGCCAGATATACCAGAGCCACTATATCCAGAAATGCCGCTGTAACCAGAAACTCCTGAAAATCCAGAATACCCAGAAATACCAGAACCGCTGTAGCCTGAAATGCCAGAACCGCTATACCCTGAAATACCGCTGTAACCAGATATGCCTGATGTGCCACTATACCCACTTATACCACTACCGCTGTAACCTGAAATTCCTGAATATCCACTAATACCAGCAGTAATAGCTAAAAATAAATTATGATTATTAGAAAAGTTTGTAGTTCCTGAACCACTAGAAGAAGTTAAAGTAACAGGATAAGTCCAATAACTTGTAGAAGTTCCAGCGTTTGTATTTGTTGGTGCGCTATTAACAAGCCATATTTGATAGTTTGAACTTACATTTCTATCTTGAATAGTAAATGTCTGCCCTTGTTTTATTAAAGCTAAAAATATATCTGCATCAATTACATTGGGATTATCTGTTAAATGACTTACATTAATAGATGTTGCACTTGCCTGTGTCGCATTATTCCAAAGCACATGACCATCAGTAGGATAGCCAGATGTTAATGAAGTATTTGCTTGATATAAAAATACAGTTGAAGAAGTGCCTTGTGCGCCAGAATATCCTGAAATACCAGAGCCACTATATCCTGAAATACCAGAGTAACCACTGTAGCCAGATATACCAGAACCACTGTAGCCAGAGATACCAGAGCCTGAGTAACCAGAGATACCAGATCCACTGTAGCCAGATAGACCAGATCCACTGTAGCCAGATAGACCAGATGCACCACTGTAGCCAGAAATACCAGAACCACTGTAGCCAGAGATACCACTATAACCAGAGATACCAGATCCACTATAGCCTGAGATACCAGAACCACTGTAGCCAGAAATACCAGAACCACTGTAGCCAGAGATACCAAAGCCACTGTAGCCAGATATACCAGAACCACTATAACCAGATATACCGGAGTATCCAGATATACCAGCGCCGCTGTAGCCAGATATACCAGAGCCACTGTAACCAGATATACCAGAGCCACTATATCCAGAGATACCGGAAGTGCCGGTATTACCACTATAGCCAGAAAAACCGGAAGCGCCTGTAGCACCACTGTAGCCAGAAAAACCGGAAGCGCCACTATAACCTGATGCACCTTGTGCTCCAGAGTAACCAGAAATACCAGAACCAGAGTAACCAGATAGGCCGGCACCACCAGCAGAACCACTGTAACCCGACATACCAGAGTAACCAGAGAAACCAGCCGTACCCATGATGGAGTCCACCCACTGACAACCATCAACGTCACAGTAATAAATCTTTAACTTACCAGCAACGTCGTCCCACCACATTGCTCCTGCACCGGGGGACGGAGGAGGTGATGCTCCAATGTATACAGAGCCAGAATATCCAGACGCGCCAGAGTAACCTGAGATACCAACAAATCCAGAGAATCCAGAAGTGCCACTGTAGCCAGAGATACCAGAATATCCTGATGCACCAAATCCACCAGATGTGCCAGATTGGCCTGACCAACCAGAAATACCTGAGTAACCGGATTTACCAGAGTAACCAGATAATCCAGAATATCCAGACGAGCCAGAGACAGGGCCAACAACTTCTGTTGATCCGTCGCTGTAGTAAATTGTTAGATAACCAGTTGTTGGGTTATAGATAATATTGGTAATGAGTTTGCCGGGCGTGGCAGCGTTAGCGATCTGGGAGACAGACGCTTGTTTTGTTACACCACCTTGTACAACTACCGTTTGCTCGTTACCTGTTAGGGTTGTAGCAACCGGTAGTCTGGTTATGGGCTGATCTGACATTTATTTTATTAGGTGTAAGTAAAGCTACCATGCAGAGTTGCTGTGCCAAATGTGGACGTAGCGCTCACGTCAACAATACCAGTGATTGGGTACACTGGAGTAGTTGCGTGAATCTCTGTGGAATTGATCAATGTGAATGTTGCTAAAGCTCCGCCGACTTTTACGTTTGTCACGTCGGTAAAGTTAGCACCCATGATTACGATTGGTGTGCCACCAGCCTGTGGGCCGGTGCTAGGCGATACTGTGTAGATAAACGGATTTAGCATCTGTGGCGATGGTGCCACGTTGCTGGCTCTGTTAAGATCGCCCTGTGCTCCGCCCGCAGGAGGAACGCCTTCAATGAAGAACGAATCTGCGCCTTGAGTAAAGCCACCGTCTGTCATAATCTGATTTGGTGTGAGCGCAACAGAGACGTCTGGGCGCGGGAAGCGCAACGCAATGTTTTCAGTCTGACGCGCAGGCAAACGCCATGGGTCGAACTGATCTAGGTCGTCCTTACATACCCGCATCCCTGGAAAATTAGGGTCGGGCATTAATTCGGTATAGCCAAACTTTCTATTGCAGCGGTCGCAGACCGCTATAGACAGAACGCTATTACCTCGAGTATCGAGGTAAACTGGCATTACTTAATTCCGGATTGAACTACAGTAAGTGTATCACCAGCGGTTGCACCAGACAAACGAATAGCACGATATGGTTGTGCTAAAAACGTTGCAGTGTTTGGTGCAGATGTTGGTGCTGTAATCCAAGTAAAAGTTGGTGCTGTAAAAACACTATTTACTACAGGATACGGGTCGGTTTGTGAAACTTGAACCGTGCCGGAGCCAGAATTTACATAACTAACTTGGAATGGTGCAATGTACTGGTCGAGCACAACCGCATCGGTTGTTGTCCCAGCGGTTGGTACTGTTACGATTATTTCACGCATGATTTCTCCTAAAAGGTTAAAAGAGGCGGGACTAGCCCGCCATCTAAATTAGCTATTTGTTAAGCCAGAACCGTAAGGAGTAATTGTGCCATCAGAGTTGCGACCAGTGTACTGAATAGACAGTGTACCAGCAGAAGCTGCTTCAGAAGCTAAAGTAACTGTGCAGTCGTATGCACCAACGTTAGCTAACAAGTTAGCCACAGCAGCAGAGGCTGTAAATACTACAGCAACTTTACCTAAGGCAGTAGTTGTCAATGTGCCGACAGCAGTAGTTGTGCCGTTAACAGTCAAACTAACTGCGCGTGAAGCTGCTCCAACTACGTTTAAGTAGCCGTCGATTGAGTGAATGATTGAACCTGCAGGGATTACATCAGTTGCTGCCGCACCAGCCACAATAGTGGTCTGTTGTGAAATCATTGTAGCACCAGTGTTGTCAGCAGAAATTGTGCCGTCGTTGCTGGTTGTTTGACGTGTGTTAAGACGTAGCGGGATTGTAAAAGTTGATGACATGTTTAATTCCTTATCTTAGTGGGTATCCCAAACTGTCTCTAAGTCGTCTCACCGGGAAGTAGCGGTGGTCAGAGTGGGATTATCTTCCTAATACTACTTATGCAAAATGAAGAGAAAAAACGCCCTAAAAGCAAAAAACCCCGCCGAAGCGGGGTTCCAAAGTGCCTTTGTGGGGCTTTTTGATTAAACGCCTTGAGTACCAAAAACGTTACGTGCATCATGCCAGCCGGTCGCATAGCGCTCGGTAGCTTTGTAACGCATAGAGTCAGTCTCGAAGTCGCCTTCCATGGATTTCTCCATTGGACGACGGGATACGAGCATGAGTCCGTTTTCAGCATCAGTCTGAACAAACCAGGCTTTGCTTGAGGACAAACGTGTTACCACGTGTGTGCCTTTAGGCAGCATGCCTGTTGATTTGATAGGGTTCAAATCATTATCGGCTGTACCAGAACGGAGAACCGATTTCAGAATTACTTCTGACTGGAACTCGAGTGCTGGAGGAACAACTAACTGCTCAGCTTTCAGACGAATACGCTTACCGTTATTGTCGATAGCGCCACGGATTTGAATCAAAATCTGTTCAACAGAAGTTTGGCTCAATGAAGCAGCGGTTGACAATTTATTGCTGTATGTTTGACCATTAGCAATAGGGTGAGCTGTACTAATCAAAACTACGCCGTCGCCACCAGTGTAACCGCTTGTGAACGCAAAGTTCAACAAGTTAGCACACAAAGTTTCCTTAGTTTCAATCATAGACTGAGCTAAGTGTTTAGCGAAGGTAGAGCCGATACGGATGTGATCGCCGTCTTCCATCAAAACTTTGGTCAAGGCATAAGCCAAGCCATAGATTTGGTAGATGAAACGGGTGATGTACAATGTACCACCTTGATCATAGCTGACAGGAGTACCGTCAGGCATGGCAGGTGCAGCATTCATACCGAAGAGCATTACTTCTTCGTGATAGTTACGTGGAATACCTTGGATCTGTTCTACAAATCCTTTCCACTCGTCGGCGCGTTGTTCGTATACGCCATCAAAGACTTCGTTGATAATCGGTTCGACTACCGCACGAAAGTCGGTACTACGCATTGGGGTTGCCATTTGCTATTCCTTTTCTTTCGTTATATTAAGAGTAAGCGACCGAAACAGACGGAGCGACTAATTGACTGTTAGCGATTTGAACTTGTACGATTGTGTAAGTGTCAGCCCAGGCATTTGTTTGCCCTGTTGGCCAAGCAGTTTCACGACCTAAACCAACCACTTTAACTTGACCTTGAGCACCGGTTGCTACTGGTGATGCAGCCAAAGCTGTTTGTGAGAAGCCAGCGCCACCGTTGCCGATAGATTGACCTACCGTTGGGTTATTTGTTGCATCAAAATCGTAAGCCTTGCCAATAGCCGTAGTTGCCACTGAACCATTACACTGAGCTTCGTAAACCAATTGAGGATCTGTGAAGAGCCAAAAAATGATTTGTGTAGAAGCATCAAGAGTTAGTTTAGAAGCCCATTTAGCTACTGAACGACGACCTTGTGAGTCTGTAAATTCAACGCCATCAAATACGCCAAACATTTTGCCAGTTGCGGCTAATGTAGGTGCTGGGATCAATTGACCCGATGTGTTGATTCCTACTGGTTGATATTGATAGAAAGCCTGACCAGTTGTGAGACCGTAAGGTGCATTGTAAGTATTGTCAGTAGCAGCTTGAAAGCTGTTGGTACCCACAAACTGAGTTGCACGATCCAGACCACTTGGGTGGTAGGCAGGCTTCATACCAAAGGGAAGATATGTCGTAGACATGTAATTTTATTCCTTTTGTTTTTTTGAAGAATGTTAATCGAAGCGGATATTACTATTCGCCTTTGCGGCCTCTTTTTCCATTTCCAAAACTCCACCTTCAAGAATTGAGCGTCCGCCCTTACCTTCTTGTGCAGTATTACGCACATTTGCGGTAATGTTGCGTTGATGATCTAGCGGATCCTCTAGGTGCATCATGCGCATCACTTCTTGATAGATTTCTTCTGGTAACTTGAAGAGAACCATCTCGTTACAGCTAACACAGCCTTCAAACTTGCCCGAGCTCATTTTGCCTAGTCCTTCAAAGCCTTTTCCTAATTCGGAGGCTTTAACTGGCTCATAACCCAATGCTACGCGTTTGTCGATACTGTCATAATTATTTGTAGTGGATAACCAGCACAAATGAAAGCCAGGGATAATCCCCGCTGGCAAGTCTGGCAATGCGCTATTTTGCCATTTATCTCTGAACGCCTCTGCACGTTCGCGCTTGGTTTTATTGCTAGGATCTTCTGTTGCAATCCGTTCTTTAGTTTCTTGTACACGATCCGCTAAGCGGTCTTCGATGTCACGTTTAATTCTTGTGTTTGCCATGATAATTAACCTTTATTTTCACGATCATACTGTGCATAAGCACGGATCATTTTGTTTCGTTTTTCTACATCGTCCCACGCACCAGCGTCTTTAATTGCATTAACACGATCACGAGAAAGTGTGATGGTGCCAGCTTTTTGACTGGTGGTATTTGCAACCCTACTTGATGCTGTGGGGTTTGCCCGCCTATTACTTCCGCCTTTTGATACATAGCGGTGCGGTAAACGACTTGCTAAACGACTGTCTAACTCTTCCCAATACTCGGAATCACTAGGATCCCAACCATCGGCAGCGAGTTCTTGGTCAACTACTTTGGCAATTCTACTATCTGTATCTCGAGCTTGTGGATCGTACCAAGCGTTTTTCTTTAACCAACGAGTAGCATTTTCTTGTACTTCATTACTAATTGGGTTAGGAACATTTTGCTTTGGCGCTTTAGCAGCCTCGAGCTGTTGTTTCTTGTAATATTGAGCTTGATTGAGACGCTGTTTAGCATCTGTCAATTGCTCTAAATACTCTACTTGAGCTGATGCATCATTAGCTTGCGTTGCTTGCAACATCTTCATTTTTGCGTATTCAACTCTTGTAGCTTCGTCTTCGATAGCTTTATCAAGTTGTGCAAATTGATACGATGATGCTGTATTTTCTACTTTAGCAAGGCGTTCTGCTAGGTCTGCATTGTGACGCTCAAGCATTTTAATCTTGTTTTGCGCCGAAAAATCACGCTGTTTCTTTAACTCTTTTTTGAGTCTGCGTTCTTCTCTACGAGCTTCACGGATCGCTTCACGCTCATCATCTGAGACATCATCAGTTTCATCCGCATCTGCGTCAGCATCTTCTTCACGCTCTTCATCAGTGCGTTCGTCAGCATGCGTTTCTTCTTTTTCGACTTCATCAACGCTATCTGGTATTTCTACCTTGGCGAGGACAGAGCCATCTTCTTGTTCCTTAATTGGAACGTCTTTCTTTTCATTTTCTGCCATTTTGTACTTTCTACAAAGTTAATCTACAAACGCTTTCATTTTCTGTGCCGCTTCAAATGACTTGATCTTAGAGATCACTTCACGCGCCTGTAGTGTAATAAACACCACTGGAGCGCCATCGTCGTCTGGTTGCACAACAAAACGGTCGCCGCCGTACTTAATTGTACGAACTAAGTCACCAACGCTACACCAAGGGCCTTCTGGCCATGGGGTAAGGTCATCTGGGCTTTTATACGCCAGTGGACCAATATTGATTACTTTAGCTACTGTCTCGTTAAAACGTAAGGTTTGTTTGGTTTCATCAACTAAGATGATACCGCCTTTACTTGTCGTCTTTTCCCTGCGCAACTGCACAAGTACTCTGTCTCCAAGAATCTCAACGCCCGAGTCTACCTCTGGAAAGCATTCCTGCTCTGAACGTAAATCTGGCTCACTTTTACTATTAAAATCAATTGGCATACGCCAACTCTCCTTACACCTTACGGCGCTTTAGTTTTCATCATCCTCTGTTAGGAGGTCTTCTAGAATTGCCATGGCTTGTTTTAAGCCATCACGATTACCCAATACTCTTTGATAAGAATCAAAGTTATGGATGTTGGAACCTGAAGCTAGAACTTCGGTTGTTTCTTTATCCGCTTCTTTCAAGCGGCTTATGTACTCAGAAAGTATGTCTCTCATATTACTACTTATGCAAAGAGGCGAAATATTCCGCCCCAAACATTAATAAAAGTTACCGCCGTCGAGATCTTTAAGGTTCTTTCCTGGGCCAACTTTTTTGGATTTAGCCATTTTGTTTTGGTTCAAAACGGCATTATTAGCACGTTTGGAACCAGATGAACCTGCGTCCAGATTTTTGTTTTCTGGGCCACCGCCAGATGACAGTTTGCCAGTTTCTTGATATGTTTGACGAAAGCCTTTTTGATCGGCCATATTATGCTCCTTGTGGGGGTGTTGGTTGGGGTGCTACTGCTTGTTGTTCTTGCATTTGAGCTATCTGTTGCTGATGAGCTTGATCTGCTTGCTGTAAACCTTGGACATGCTCTTGCTGAGATTGTTGTAATCCCATAGCATGCTCTTGGGCTGTTTGTTGTAATCCTTGGGCATGTTGCTCTTGGGCGCGTTGAGCTTCTAATTGATGCTGTACTTGTTGCGCTTGTTGCTCAAAAGATTGTTGTTGTACTGCCAAACCATGTTGACGAATGTCTGCGTTAGCAGCATTAATTGCTTCCATAGCAGAGGCATTTTGCTGGGCATCTAAGGCAACTTGCTGTTGGCTCATTTGTGCTTTGGCATTAATCATTGCAACACGCTCTTTAGCGGCATTATTGATGTTAGCCATTGCCACATTGGTTGCATTACGCTGATTGTCAATATTGGTTTGTGTAGAATACTTAACTTGTAATTCTTGAACATCTTGTTGCAACTCAGCCACTCGAATCTTAAAGTTTTCTTGGGCTTCTTGCAATTGTGCTTGTAATTTAGCTTGTGATTCTTGTGATTTACGCTGAGTTTCAGCCATCTGAGTTTTCATCAATACATTGGCAGTTGGGTCAGCTAAAGCTTGCATTTCAATCTGTTGTTGCTGTGCTTGTTGGGCTTTTTGGGCTAATTGCTGAATAACCGGCATAAATGACGCAAATTCTTGCTGGCTTTGTTGAGAAACAAGTTGTGCAGCAATTGCAAGAGCTTGTTGGCTTTCTTTATCCAATGTACGCTCTTCATTTAACTTAAATGTGTCTTTTCCACCCGAGGCTTCTGCCACATAGTTGCGCATAGATTGCAAATAATGCAACGAAATATGTTGCTGGATGTGTTGCAAAAGATTAGAAATAAATGCGGGTCCAATAACGGGGCTTCCACCATAATTTGGGTCAACTGCAAAGATTAAATGGGTTCTAATGTGAGCCAAATGATCTTGATCGGGAAAAGCAGCAGCCATTCTGCCCATAACCATGGAAACATTTTCCAAAGCGGGGTTAGATTCCACCACACCGTTGGGGCTTGGCAGAATTTCTTGGATATTTGGTACTTTGAGCTGTTTAAGAATGCGTAAATGGGCTTCACGCATGTCATAAAGCTGTGGCGCACTGTTTGCAAGCTGTAAAATTGCTTGCGCTTGAGCCAAACGCTGAGTTTCTGAGAAAATATTAGGGTCAGAAACTGGTCTAATGTCATTATTGGTCGCAAAATCACGAATTTCGATCTCTTCACCAGAGCCATTGTTCATTTCTTCCAAGTACCAATGGTTGATACGAGATAAAATGGCTAAAGACTTGGCTTGTGAACGATGTAAGCGAGCGTGAATGCTTGAAAACACCTTGGCACCTTGTTCAATCAGTGCTTGAGTAGTTCCAACGGGCGCATTGGCGTTAATGTCACCAATTTTTTCTTCAGAGGTGGTTACTACACCTTTGGCTGCGGCTGTTAACCAACCTAAAAGGCTGAATAAAACAGACGATGGTTGGTTAAATGGCAATGGCATTGCCAATTTACGCACATCATCAACACCTGGAGCGCCTTCAATTTCTACTACTTGGGTTGGCTCAATTCGGTCACTTTGACCGCCGATGCGACCACCTTTGAGTTTAAGCATTGTCTGGCTGTTATTAATGTGTGCTGCATCCAGCAAAGCACGTAAAGAGCCAGTAAGGGCGGCAGCAAGACCACCAATAAGATGAGGAAGGCCAATAGCATAAGCACCCCTCCAAGGAATGAACTTAAATTCAACATACCAGTCCAACTTCTCAAGTTTTTCATCGCCATATGCCCAGTTTCTGTAAAGTGCTAACACTTTAGAAGTTGAATCATCAACTGTTAAAATGTATGGAGCACGCTTTCCTTCGGTTTCATTATCGTCATCTAAACGTAGAAAGCAAGTGATTTCATAAACTCGGCGCACACCATCCACATTCTTGGATGGTTTTGTAATACCTTCAATTTTGTCGTTGGCTTTTTTAGACTGGCTTTGTTGGTCTGTTTCTATGTCAGAAATATAATTGGTATCAATGTCACGATAGATACCTTGATCTACTCGTTGCTTAAAGATATCTTCTGTAATATCTTGAATTTCAGTTACACGAGCAGAGGTGTAAAAATTGGTTGAGGCATAAGGCAACAAAATGTTGTCAATAGGCACCCATTCAGTAGTCGGACGCTTGAGCTCATAGTCATAACGCCATTTGAGATACTGTGATCCGCCTAGTGGCAGTTGAGTGAGCATTTGCTCCATCTCATCACGATACTCTGGGATTTGTTCGGTTAACTGCCAGTTGAGGAAGTTAACTTTTCGATCAGCTATTTCAGTACGCTCTTTGTTGTCGCCACCAAAAATTTGTGATTTTACAATGCCATCTGATGGCAATAGTTCACGAGAGGCTGACGCAGCAAAGTCAACGCAGGACTCTGCCATAACAGGGTGAACGACTTTAGAGGCTCCATCAAAGGTTGCGCCTCCAGGCGCGTCCTTACCTAAACCGGTACGGCGTAATCCATCTTCATACTGCTTATCTCGTTCTTTACGAGCTTCACGATCTACTTCAATTAAGTCTAAAAATTCAAAAGAAAGGTCATCTAAAGTACTTTCATCAAATTCTTCTGCCAAGTTGGCATAAAATTCTGGATCTTTAAGAGGGCCTTCTGTAGGTGTTAAGTTGACAATAACAGAACCATCTTCTTGTTCAATGATATCTTCTTGGATATTCATCTCATCATCAAGACCTAAAGCATCTGCGTAAGAATCAATCTCTTCATCACTCAACTCAATATCTTCTTTGGAATTATCCAAGGAAGATAGGTTGGCTCCTGTTTGAATAGGAAGTTGTGGTGCTTGTGCCATTAATTATTTTCCAGAAATGTGTTTTTGAATTAGCATTTTGCTAATATCTTTAAATGGTTTTACTTTGCCACCTTTTTTAAAACCAGCAGCGTTGCCCATTATATCAACATTTGGCATTTGTGCGGGTTCTTGTGGTGCGTCTTTATCAATCACCGGAATCGGAGGAGGTGGGACTGGATTATGATACGCATCCCGAATAGTGTTTAAAAGTTCAGTATTTTTTGGATGGCTAACATAATCCATGTTTGCTTTCATACCAGCCAAATATTGTGGGCTGGTTTGTTTATCTTCACTAATGCCAGTGCCAAACCAATGGTTAAATGGGTCGCCACCTTTTAATTTTGCTTTTGCGTGGGCATCATAAATTGCTGGCCCAAATCCAGCGGCTGCAGGATCGTAACCTTCTTTTACTAGGTTACGATAAATCTCTAAAGACTTTGGATCTCGGTAGTTAAACTGGTTATATCCAAGATTGGTTCTACCTTCTTTAAACACCATAGCAGCTAACTGTTCTGGTGAGAATTGTGGCACGCCATGTTTTTCACCAGCACGCATAACACTGATCCAATTTTTTAATGCGTTAGAGTCAATTTCACTAGGAAGTGTTTCCAAACCTTCTTTTGTGGTGTGTTTTGGAATTGTCCCACGGCGGTGGTACTTTACAGGCGCTGAATCTTGAAAATAGAAAAACTCAGGTTGTCCATGATACATTGGCATCTGAACATCTGAGGGTAGATCTTTTGGTGTTACCGATGGAGCTCTTCCCATTGCCAAACCAGCAGATGGTGCTGCCGCTGCTAATGCCGCTTGCATCTGTGCTTGAGATGGAGTTTTGCCACCAGCTTGCATATGAGGAATGCCAGCTTGCTCAAGAATCATTTGATTGGGAGTTTTAATAAGGGAGAGCGTCATATCTATAACTACTTATGCAAAATAGCTTGTATGTTCGCCCTAAACTGCATAGGGGTTATAACGTTTCTTATTTCGGTCGTCGGCGTAGTCCATATCTCGAGTTGGAAGCAAATCAAGCTGAATCCATCCAGAATCACGCAGGACACGCAATGCTTGGGACAAAACGTCCACATAGTCATCGTGCCCGCCAGACTCTGGAAACGAACACACCTGCCGTATAAAGCGTTTTGCCCATGGTGCTACCTCGCCGGGTTTGTCGGGATCTTCTGGGATGTAGACTTTACCTTTAGCAATTAGCGGTGCAACAATGTTGATACGCTGGACTTTGTCAGCACGCCCTGGGTTATAACCTCGCACAGGAACGCCAGATCCTTGAAGTTCTTGAATCAGTGAGATACCAGCCGATTTGTCTTCCATGAGGATGAGGTCGGCTTTCCTACCTTTGGCAAACTCATTGTCCGAACCATACACCACTTCTTTAAAATCGTTGATCACTTTACGGCGTAGCTCTGGATAACCTAAGTGCTGATCCCATGCATCTAAAAGAATGATTGCCGTGCCAATGTCTACCGACTCAAAGATACCGAACACACCGCACGCTGTTGGGTCGTTGGCGGTTTTTTCTGAGGTAGCGGGGTCGTAGCTGGCAATCACATACTCAAGTACTGGAGACGGCTTTTTGGCTGGCCATGTTTTAAACCAGCGCCGTTTGACAATACCCGCATCTTCTGGATCCAGAATAGCGCCATAGATCTCTTGCTTACCAAGGTCGGTGCCTTCATAGGTTTCAAGCGCTTTAAAGAACGATGACGATAGGTTAGCTCGGTTTTCATAGGAGCTGGCGTTGACCACAAACACATCGCCACCAATTTTGCCTTCGTTCAAATCCACGATCAGTTCTCTGGGCTTGGGTGTCGTGGTGATGATCTGCTGAACTCGAGCAATCCGAGGGTCACGCAGACGCATGGTGAACTGCGCTTGATCCCATGCGTCGTCCAGATAGTCGAACGCGGCTAACTCGTCATACCAGCCACCATGGAACTGCTTACCACGATAACGCTCTGGTTCGGAAGCTGGGATGCCTTGGATAATCGAGCCATTCTTAAGCGTAATCTCAAACAACGATTTGTTGTAGGTCTCAATCAATTCTGGCGGGATGATGTTTAAAAGACCAGAGTCACCTTCAAAGCAGGTTGCCCTAATGTCGTTGGAGGTTGGTGCTGTGACCAACCAACGTGTGCCACTGAACTGGGCTGCACGTTGTCCAATCCAATTTGAGGCGGTGTAGGTCTTACCAGCGCCCCGCCCCGCCAACATGAGCATAATGTCATACTCGCCGTCCTCGGGCTCACGCTGATGCTTAAGCGCTTGTACTTCCCAACGGATCTGCCAGAGCGCAAGAGCTAGTTGATCTTTTGGCCAGTGTTGTCGTTTTGCTGCAAAGCTGGCAAGCAGCTTTTCTTGAATTGCGTTTAATGCCATATTGGTAGAAATCCCTGACCGACCACAAACGGCGCATCTGTTTCGATGTGTACTGTGGGCGCGGGATCTATTCTCTCCACTTTAGTTATCATGCGGCGCTTATGACCCTTGATACCCTTTTTGGTTTGTTGCTTGGGGTGCAACTGGATATCGGTCTTAAACGTAAATTGGTGCGTGAGCGATGAGCGGTTATCAAACACATAGCTCTTCATTCCCAGCGATTCACAGATCGATTGCAGAGTGATCAGAAACCGCAGGTCACGGGAGAAGACAAGAAACCGATCTAGTCGTGCATTGTAGCTCCCTGGTTTCATCGCAACAATTCCCTTGAGAAACTCAATCCGCTGTTCGATACTGCCGAAAGTGTATTCGATTGGCAGTGTGGTTGGAATGCTGGAATAGCGGGTTAGAAATGAGACGCCAATGGATTGCTTAAATGTAAGGGTGTTTCCTTTTCGATCGGTGTGCCACCCCAAAGCGCGGATCTTCTTTTGCACTGGGTCAACCCAGTCTGGATCAAAGGTAAAGACCACCTTGCCTTTTTGTTTGGCTGCCCACAATCCCACAATGAATGGTGGCACAGGATGATCCTCATAGGGAAAATGTATTGGATCGGTGTTTTCAATCGAGAACACATTCCAGCCTCGTTTGTCCCTCAGTCCCTTTTCAAGCAAGTCGTCTGGTGTGTAATAGCGCTGGATGTAGTGGCGTTTGTATTTACCTTGATGCCGAGATTCTCTCTGGCGGTTTCTAGTGGTGAAGGCTGGAAACCGAGTGTGTTGGTCGACTTCCAGATAAACTCCATCTTTTAACTGCACATCAAACATCTGGGTTGGGGTGTAGTGCTGAATGGTTTTAATCGGTAGTGGATAGCCATCCCACGAAAAGACATAATCTTTTGTAGTTAACTGACCCGCCAGTTTCCAGCCTCCCAATACGGGGACTGGGGTGTTACTTGCTATGCCCAATGGTATTCTCTTTGATTACCCAATTATCTAACCACTGGTTCATAGGTGAGCGGATTCTGTTTTGAATCGTGATGGGTAGCTTTCTCACATCAACAAATTCATTCACACTTAATCGAAACTTTAAATAATCAAGGGTGCTTTTATCAAAGATACTTGCTGGCACATCAACTGAATCAAAGAAGTCTTTAGAACACAGTAGTACCCTCATGCCTCCAATCTCCTTGTTGGGCTTTTCAAGGATGCCCTTGATTTGGTAAACATATAACTTAGACATGAGCTGGCACCATTTTGAACACCCGAGGCAGCTTCCCAGCTTGCCGTCGTTTTTTACATTTCGCTGCCTTGTCTCGCTCAAGTGCTCGTTGGAACGCTTCTAGACTGAGCCAGCGTTCGCCACGAAAACCATTGGCAAGCACATCAGTGCGGTAGTTGTAAAACACCATTCCCTCGTAAACGTCGCCGAGCTTGAATGGTTGTTTTGTTTTGGGATTAAGTCTCTTCATACATCTACTTATGCAAACTCTATACACATGCCGCCCTACTGTTGCGTTCATCCTAGTTCTATACACTCCCTGTCTCCAGTAAGTCTTTGATTCCAAAGTAGATTCCGCTTTGAAAGACAGGGTATCCATAGAAGACAGGGTCAAAACGCATATTAGGTGTACCTATTTATTTTATTTTTTTAAATTAAAAATAAAAAATAAAGAAATACTATGGATACTATGGATACCCTGTCTTTTAAAACAAAAAAGCTATACGGATCAAAAGGTTATAGGAGACAGGGAGTGTATAGAACTAGACAGGGAAGACAGGGAGTGTATAGAACTCAATGTTGCTTTGAGCCTAGTTCTATACAAGTCTTCTAATAATTTACAAAAAAAAATAAAAAATTACAGAGAAAATTCAACAAGCTTGCTTTTGGTTGGAGCCTCCCGCGCCCAAGCCGCAGGGAGTCGTAAAAGGTGGTGTGGCGTCAAAACAACACCGCCCAGCCATATTGCAAGGAAACAACCTGACAATCTGACAACTATGGTGCGGTGCAACATATTGCAACGCAACAATCTGCTACTAGGGTTTACCCCAGGTTGAAGTGAGTGCTTACTTACTTGCTGCAACGCAACAATCTGCCAGTCTTCTATATTGTTGCAATGCAACATATTGCAACGCAACAATTAGTCACGCTGATAATGTTAGTAGTTACTAACTTGTCAGGTTGTCATGCGTGCGTGAGAGCGTGCTAGAGAGTCGGCACAATTTACCAACAATCCGACAATGATGCAATGCAACAATATGGCCTTAGGGTAAACACCTATTGACAAGGTAATAGTGTTGTATTCCGGCAACTAAGGGTAAACACCTATTGTTTTGCTGCCAGTTTTAATATATTTTGGGGACCAGATCCCAGGGTAAACCCTAACGATCAGAACGCACGCTATGCCATTATCACAACCCTCCTAATACACTTATTCCAAGCAATATTAAAACCGCTATAAACCCTCTTAAAACCCTTTTAAATTGATTTGCCTATTTTTTAAGCAATGCATTTATACATTCCGCTGCTAGGGTAAACACCTATATAGATATTGTTGCAAGTGTTTAAAATATATAGTATTAGGTAAGCAATATCCTAATTAACTAAACTACTGGAGGATGTATGTATTTTGATAGATTTGATATAGCGGAGGCATATTACCTAGCATTTACCCATTGCCATAATGGGCAATATTCTAGGGAATATGCAAGATTATGCAAAATGCAACAATATTTTAAACCTAGCATTCTATTAGATTGTGAGTCATTAACAGAAAATGGCAAGGCAATTTATGACAATGTATGCTCTAAACTATTAGGAAAATAAACCATGCAACAAAAACAATTAATTAAAACCATTAAGCAAGCAATGGAAATTATCGGAGGGTTATCTGCTCCTAGTAAAATGCCATGCTCTAGCTATTCTATTTCCGCTAAGCGTTGCAATACTGGATCAAAGCTTGCAAAAATAGAGGGTACAGTTTGCCATAACTGTTATGCATTAAAGGGCAATTATATCCGCTATGCAAAAACTATAGATATCGCTCATGAGCGGAGATATCAAGCTTTATCTAATCCACAATGGATTGATGCAATGTCTTTTATTATTAATAAGCAAGCAATGCAATATTTTAGATGGCATGATAGCGGAGATATTCAGTCATTCCAGCATCTATTAAATATTGTGAGCGTTGCAGACAATTGCCCTAATACTCAATTTTGGATACCAACAAAGGAAAGTAACCTAGTAAAGCAATATTTAGATACTTTTGGATCATTCCCTAATAATTTGATTGTGAGAGTATCCGCTACTAAACGAGATAGTAATCCGCCAAAATTTGAGCATACATCTACAGTACATCTAGCTAATAATTCAATTGGCACAGAATGCCCTAGTTATAAGCAAGCTGGAAAATGCTTAGATTGTCGCAATTGTTGGGATAAATCAATCCCTAATGTATCTTATAAATACCATTAGATCAATTCACTATCACAACAACCCGCCACTAGGCGGGTTTTTTTTGATTGTTGCGTAGCAGCCACAAACCAGGGTTAACCCTAATAGACCAGATCCCAAAATTATGCTAAGTCTGGCCTAAGGGTAAACCCCTATAGACAAATCAAATTAATTGTGAAATTGACAAATCCGGTAAGGGTAAACCCTAACGATCAGATCGCACGCTATGCCACGATCACAACCCTCCTAATACACTTATTCCAAGTGACATCAAAACCCGCCAAAACCCCATTAAATCGATTTTGGAGGGTTTGCCCATAATTGACATTTTGACCCCAGCACAAAACCAGGGTTTACCCTTAAGGGAATGTCCTAATATGAATTTTATACAGAATTGATATTATGGATATGGGGAAATTATATTTTTTATTTTGACCCCAGCACTTTAAGGGTAAACCCTAATAGGAGAAATTATGCAACATATTGAATTAAATTTGACAATTCGTCAAGCTGATTTGGTATTGGCATCATTACGCAACCAGTTAAGAGAATTAAATCATTCTCTTAATAATGAAGTATTGAGTAGTGCTGAGTCAATCGACATTCAGTCTAGTGCGAATGTAATTAGATCCACAATGCAAGTATTAAAAGACTTAATTTATAAATCAGAAAGAGAGTAAAAAATGGAAAATAGATCAATCTCAAGCATTGCGAGAGATATTAAAAGTGTATGGATTAAACCATATTTCGGAGCAAAACCATATTTAGATGCAATGACTCAATTGCATAGCATCAATGACAAGTTTTATGAAGATAGTGCAAGCTCAGTAGTAATGTATTTTTTGGCTAATGCCAGCACTTTTAGAGGCAATGATGCCAAGGTATTAAAACTTGAATTAAAAAACTTATTGAAAGGCAATTAATTATGACAATGGATAGCTATCAAGCAGTAGGATTGGCAGAGGGTTTTATTGAGGCAGAAAGTGAAGAGCAAGTACTGGAGGCATGGCAGTACTTGCACGACACTAGATTGGGTTATGGTTTGCAAGGGTTTTTTGGTCGAACTATTCGACAATTATTAGAAGAGGGTTTAATTAACCCATAGGCAGCCCCATAAGGGTAAACCCCTGGAATTTAGTTCTAAGGGTTTTCCCTGATTGTGTTGCAGTAAACAGTCAGTAGTATTGAATTGTAGTCAACCAAAACAAAGGAGAATTTTTATGGCAAATTGGAAATATCAAATCGATCTGTCAGATATCTTCAGCAAATTTAATGACGATGGTGAAATCACAACCGATGAACCCATCCAAAAAATTGCAATGGATATCTATCATCGGTTTTCAAAATTTATGGATGCCCATCCCGATATGTTCGAGGATGATTATTCCACAGAAGACAATATCGACAATTTAAAGTATTGCGATAATGTAGAAGAGATTGACACAATATTGTGTGAACTCTATGATTTTTGTGATGCAAATCGTATTTGGATAAACACTTGGGAGATAGCATGAATTTTCAAATTAAAGCTTTTAAGCATTGGCAAACCGAAGATGGAGGTGGATATCAATTCAACCTTTATCTTGATGGCAAAAAGTTTGCATGGGTGCATAACGATGGCAATGGTGGAGGCATCGATATGACTTTTGCCGACTCAGATTTCAAAACCATATGGGATGACTATGTCAAATCATTAGGGCAATGGAAATCATCTTGGGGTGCAATTAATGGTCAAGAATTTTTTGATCATTCTGACGATACCGCAATTGGAATTTTGGTGGAAGAGTATGAGATGTCTAAGCATCGTAAAAAGGGCATTCTGTTTCGACTGACAGACGATAGTGAGAATTCATTCCGCACTATCAAAACCCAAGATATGGATTTGGCAGTTAAGCATTTAGATAAAACCTTTGGCAAGGGCAAGTACGAACTTGTGTAATGTTGCCTAGTAAAGCATTCTGAGAGTGCTTTACTGGATCAATATTGATCACATAAATACAGGGAGTTGAGATGACTAAAAAAATTAAAGTGCGTATCAGTACGCAATTTGATATCGAGGTATCGGAAGATTACCTTGAGAAAATGCGTAAGTATGATATCAAGTGGGAATTACTTGATAAGTGTTTTAAAAATAATCCTATGACAGTTAACCACGCAACAATGGAGGTATTGAGCGATGAAACAGTTTGAATGTTTTTGGGGTGATGGGTATAGGGATGCCAGTAATAAATCCATCCTTGAATATCACGATGAAGGGTTTTTTAATAACTTCAGAGGGTATGAGGATGAGCATATTTACAAAATCCAAGATCTTGAAATTGGTGATGTTGCTGATTTAACTGAGATGACTGGGCAACATTGGGTGCGGAGGATGTCATGAAAAAATGGCAAATACAAGCATTGTTTTTTAATGAGGGATGGGAATGCCCCGAAGATGTTCCAACCTTGTACGATAGCAAGGAAGAGGCAGAACTTGAATTGCAAGATCACATCGAGTCGATGGCATTGGCAGTCGAAGAGGGTTTTATGATTGATTACGATGCCCATGATTGGCGAGTTGCGGAAGTGGATGTACCGCAGCCCTAAAAGTAAATAGGGGTTTACCCTGGGGCCCGGAATCAGGGTAACTACCTATGTACTTTTGTTGTAGTACCAGTACAATTGAACTTTTACAAGGGAGGTGGTATGAAATTTAGTATTTCAATAGATATTTTAGATTGTGACATTGACGAAGTGATGGAATTGAACCATTGCACTAAGCAAGAGGCAATTGATCAAATCACCAATGTATTTTATTTAGGTTTATCTTGCATTGATGGTATGTTACATCGTGTAACTGGCATTGATGGCACAGATTCTTATGTGGAGAAAACAGAATGATATACATTACTAAAACTGAAACATACAATACTGGTGGTGGGTGCATGGTAGATATACTGACACTCTCAACTGGGAAAGTGCTTTGTATTTCCGATGAGTATGTGGGTTTGTACCATTCTATTGACGATATGTTGGAAGACGATGGTACAAAATGCATCAATGGTTTTTGGATCAATGGAGAAACTGTATGATTAATGACCAATACTTAAACGCTTTGGATGATGCCATTTTGACAATGTTGCACAATGACATCGAACCAACATCAGCATTAAAGCAATGTGCATCTGACAATGGCATTGCGTATGGTGAAGACATGGGCAAATTTATTGAATGGGCAAGGGAGCAATTATGAAATTTCAGCAAGTATTAATTGACCAGTACATTGATTTTTTCAATAACTATTTGACGATTGCTAAGTACGCTGAAGATAATGGATTGTCCATCCAACAAGCCCAGACTGTAATCAGTTTGGGTAAACAGTTACATGGAATGCAGTTTATTGAAGATCATTTTCAATTTATTAAGGTGGGCTAATATGAAAGCAATCTTCGGAGCGTTTTATGACAGTCGCAATTTCTCATTCGAGGCATTTAGCGATGATCCAAGAAAAGCAAAGGCAACCCTCATCAAGGGTTTGCGGGATCATGGTAAAGAGTACAAGTGCGAACCTAACTGGTGGTACAAGGACGATGTATATGTAGTCGAGTACCAATTAAACATTCCCTATAGAGATAAGGACACAATATGAAATACTACAACATTGACGATTTGTTTTTCTCAGTCAACGATATTTATACCCAGTTTGATGAGGGAAAAATCCCTCTTGCAAACGCTCAAGAAATATTAGTAAGATGTTGCAAAGCTTTTATCCAATTTAACGACAAGGTAACCGATGAAAAAAACTAATTACGATAAAGCAGTAGAGATTTACAACCAAGGTGGGCAGTACGCAGTCTATGATGCAGTCGAGGCTGGCATTCTCAAGGCTGACTCAATGCGTGACTGTGCTCCATGTGAGGACAGAACCCCACACGATGGTGATTGTTGCCTTGTTTGTGGCACAGACAACCCTCCGCAGCCCGACCAAAACCAGGATCTGAACCACTCAATTTACTTTGAGAGAGCCGATACTTTGTGGGAGTGGCTTGAGGAAAACCAATTAACCGACCCAGTAACATTAACCATTCACTTAGGAGCAAAGAAATGAAAATTAAACCAATAATGATCGAGCATTGGATTGGTAGTGATCACCAAAATATTCAAGAATATCTTCAGTTGTTGACCGAACTGGTCAATGGTGAGTATAGTGTTGAAGAGTTTAAAGCTGACATCATGGATTTATGGGAGGGAACAGTATGAACCCAAATGATTACCCGCAAGGCAATGGCATGAAGTTGGTGCTTGTCATCACAGCCGATGATCCAGTATCATTGGATGAGGGTTTGCGTAATGCCCTTAAAGATATGCAGTTTGGTGTACAGTCAACAAAACAAGCATCAGATGATTATTTTTATGCGTTTGAAATACTTAATCGTAAAAAGGAGACAGTATGAACTGGGAACAACAATTCGTGGAAAGCTTTATTACCAAGTTGGTAAATCCTAAACCGCAACCCATCGAGATTAAGATGCATACTACAATCTACTGGGAAGTGCCAGAGGGTCGTGATCCAGAAGAGTATATGCAAGAACTTTCAGAGATGTCTAAATTAGATGCTCTGGCAAAAGCCACCGACTTTGGTGACGATCAATTAGAAGTTAATGGGGAGTATTGATATGATGGACTATTTAACCCTTTGGCAAAAAGGTAGCGAGTATTTTGATGAGTGGATTGGCGATTCCACTATGACTTATACCGAAGAGGACAGAATGTTATTTGTAGCTGGTTTTATTAAAGGCTATTTACATTTAAACCAATTGGAGATCAATTATGCCTAACTGGGAACAACAATTCGTGGAAAGCTTTATTGCCAAACTGGTAAACCCAAGAGAAAAGCATCGATTGGAGCAAGTATCAGAGCAAGGTTATAAGGTGATCGATACCAGCACCAACGAGTGCTTGTGGGATATTCGCAATGGGTGTAATGTATTTACCTTGGAAGAGGCAGAACAATTTATAAAGGAACAAATATGAAATACTTTGTACACTTAGAAATGACCTTTTGTGCAATCATAGATGATGCACAATCGCTTGAAGAGGCAAAAGAAATTGTTGAATCAATGTATGTTAATGATGAAATGTTTGATACTAAATATGACACTCATTATGAGTGGGATATACTAGATGATAAATCTTATGAGTTTGAAGACGAAGAGGAGGTAGCATAATGGGTAATATGTACGATGGATGGCTTGAATCCGGAATTCAAGATGGCTACGATGACCAAGATCAAAGGGCAGAGGAGATTGCTTACTGGGTCGAGCAAGATATTAAACCCGATGGCAGATGCTACCCATTTTCAGCACCAAACTGGGCAGAGGCAATCTCTCAGTTAGGGCTGGCTGAAGAGCTCCAAGATATCGATCCAGTAACCGCAGCCCAAGAGTTGCGTGACAAAGTGGTAGCCTATTGGTATGATGTAGCTGAGTATATCAATGAGCGAGACTGTGTATGATCTTAAAAACCCTTACTGTTGCGTTCATCCTAACTTCATTCCATCCAGCACAAGCTGACGAGTACTTTGCTTTTGCTCCCAACACAATTGGTGGGTGGACGATGCTGACCGAGAACCCATGTCGGTACGACAAGCACCTACCCGAGGCATACGCAACCAACCAAAAGAATGAAAAGGCTTATGGGTGTTACTGGTTTGGGAATAAGGTGATTTACTTTCGAGATTCCCAAGGCAATGTGCGTTACATGGAAAAGAAAGATTTTATACTACGCAGAAATATGCTATAATGGGTGACCCCCAATCCAATTGGAGATTCCCTATTGAAAACCCGCAAAAATGCGTTGACTGATTATATGCAGTCGTTGTACAAGATCCCCACGCTGACCCTTGAGGAAGAGGCAAAGCTGGGGATTCTGATCGCTCAAGGTGACGAGGCAGCCCTCGATAGATTAGTAACTCACAACCTACGCTTTGTAGTTTCAGTCATTAAAAAGATGCCGAACTGGGCGCATTCCAATATGCCCATGGAAGACCTTTTATCATTCGGCAACGAGGCTTTGCTCAATGCAGCCCGATCCTGGAAACCGATGGGCAAAATCCGGTTTGCCTCCTATGCCAAGAAATTCATACACTTCGATGTCAACCGGGGTGTTGCCAATACCAAGAACATTATTCGACTGCCAGTAAACATTACTGAAGAGATCCGAAGAATCAAATATACCGAGCGCGTGCTGAGTCAAACCCTCCAGCGTGAGCCGACCGACACAGAACTGGCCGACAGGCTGGGAGTGTCAACCACGCGCATTGCATACATTAATTCCATAATCAGTAAAGAGCCAGTAAGCTTAGAGATATTTAATTCCGAACATTTAGAACAAGAAGGATACGATGACTGAAGAACAGATTCGAGCTTATAATAGATTTATTCGTGCTCGTGATAGAGTCAAACTAGTAAAAACCAAAGAGAACTTTAAAAATGCTTATATTCCTCATCGTGATTTTATTGATAGTATACATATCAATGGATTGAACCATCCGCTTTTTGTGGTGAACGATGAGTGGATTGAATACAAAGAGGCATCATCAGCATGGTGGGCGATTGAACCCAGATACCGCCATGAAGAACGCTTAAGGGCAACCCGAGGCGATTATGGAGATTCAGATAACTGGGATGAACCAAATGAAGTTGAAACATTAGACACTTTCTTCAAGGAGGAGAAATGAAATACTTATCAGTATGCTCTGGAGTTGAGGCTGCCACAGTAGCATGGCATGACTTGGGCTTTGAGCCAGTAGCATTCTCGGAGATTGAAAAATTTCCGAGTGAGGTGTTGAACTTTCGTTACCCCAATGTACCAAACATGGGTGACATGACTAAATATAAGGAGTGGAAATTAAATGAATCAATCGACCTTCTTGTGGGAGGAACCCCATGCCAATCTTTTAGCGTCGCAGGGCTTAGAAAGGGACTCGAAGACCCTCGAGGAAACCTCATGCTCACATATGTTGGAATTCTTGACAAGTTTAGACCCAAGTGGTGCGTTTGGGAAAACGTGCCAGGTGTCCTCAGTTCCAACGGAGGACGGGATTTTGGTTCCTTCCTCGGGGCGCTGGGCGAACTCGGGTATGGGTGGGCCTTCCGTGTCCTTGATGCTCAGCACTTTGGAGTACCACAAAGACGCCGCAGAGTCTTCGTTGTTGGATGTCTTGGAGACTGGGTCAGTCCCGCAAAGGTTCTTTTTGAGCCCGAAAGCTTGCGCCGGAATAATCCGAAGAGCAAAGGTAAGAAACAAAGTGCTCCCGCCTTTACTTCATCAAGCTTTGGAGGCTACAGTGAAGGAGTCGGGACAATCCGAGCTGCTGGAGGAGATCTCGGTGGCGGATCAGAAACTCTGATTGCTACACCCGATGGTAACCACACCACTGGCTCACTACTTGCCAGAGATTACAAAGGGATTGGAAATCAAGATTTAACCGATGGTCGTGGATTGGTTGTGTATGAAAACCATCCATCGGATTCAAGAGTTAAAGAGATGGGTGATGTATGTCAAACTGTGACTAGTAGCTGGGGAACTGGTGGTGGCAACATACCATTTGTTCAACCGATTGCGTTAGCTGAGAACACCATTGGTCGCAAACCATTAAATGGTGGTAATGGAACTGGTTATACCGAAGGTGGACCTATGTACACATTGAACGCTACTGGGGTACATGGTGTTGCAGTTGATATGTACAACCTTACATTGAATGACAAGACTACTCAAACCCTTAGAGGTTTTGGACACATTGACCATGTAGGTGGAACTTTTGAGCCCATTGTGTTGGAAGATCAAGGTGGTAGCGTGATGCGTGTTACCAATAGTGGCGTTGTAGGTACATTGCGCAGAGAATCACATGGGCATGAACCTAGCGTTATACACAACATGGCAGTCAGAAGGCTTACACCGATTGAATGCGAGCGTTTACAGGGTTTTCCCGATGACTACACTAACATCAAAGCAAAATGTCCCGATGGGCCTCGTTACAAGGCTATGGGCAACAGCATGGCAGTACCGGTTATGAAGTGGATTGGACAACGAATAAAGGAAATGTCATGATAGTAATACCATCGGATGTATACGACAAGGATGGCAATCTATTGAGGATTGAATTTTACAACGAATTGGGTTCGTTTGAGATTCAGTCGTTGTGGGATCCAGCGGATGAACAAACCAGTGAAAACCGAAATGAATTTCGAAAATGGAGTTACACCATGGTCAAAAGGCAAAATTATGAAGTGGCTAACTAAATTGTTGCAGTGCATCCTGTCTACCCTGTCTCTATTGTGGCGCATCATAATATGCCAAAAGCACTAGATGTAGTGGTTGACTAGGTGCAAACCTACTGGAAATCCATAGAAGACATAGAAGACATAGTAATATTGAATTATTTCTTTTTAAAATTAAAATAAAATAAAAAGATATAGGGTAAAGTGAGTTAGACCGTGGATACCCTGTCTTCTATGGCGAATCATAACTAAAAGTAATAAGCTATATAACTAAAAATTATATAGGTACACCACCAAAAGTGCCTATAATTTGCATAAGTAGAAGAGCACAGAAGAGGAAAACAGATGAAGCCGAAGGTCTTACCAGTATTATTCCAAAATATACCTCTTGCACTACGCACAATCCCACGCTGGACACTGTGGAATTATGTAGAAGTGGGAGAGAATGAAACAAAACGCTGGTCAAAACTGCCAGTACAACCCTCTGGCAAGGCTGCCAGTTCAACAAACGCATCAACATGGACAGACTTTCATTCTGTCGAGGCAGCATACCTAACCGCCAAGTTTGATGGCATTGGATTTGTATTTACAAAAGATGACCATATTGTTGGCGTTGATATGGACGATTGCTTTGATGAGCAAACCCTTAAGTTCACCAACCCCATGTTAGAGGCGATTGCCAGTAAGATTGATGGTTACATGGAGATCAGCCCATCGGGTACTGGGGTCAAAATATTTACACTGGGCGACATCCCTAGTGCATTTGTTGACCACAGCATTGGTCTTGAAGTGTACAAAATGGGTCGGTACTTTACTGTTACAGGGCAAAAGATTCGTGGAGAGTTACCAACCGAGTTGCAAGACTTTACTGACATCATCCCCGAGCGCACAGTACGCTTAACTGGTGATGCCTTTGCTGACTACAACCCACCGCTTGATGGTTGGGACTTAGCTAAAGTTGAAACAGAACTACTACCAAACTTTGACCCAACTTACTACACCGATTGGTTGCAAGTGGGGATGTGTTTACATCATCAATTCCAGGGCGACATCGAGGCTTGTGAGGCATGGGATCGCTGGTCATATGGTGATGGTAGCGTGGAAAGTTATAACAATAATGCGTGCGAGAACAAGTGGAAAACCTTTAGTCAAAAGAGTGGTGGAGCAACGCTACGCACATTGACTTATAAAATATCATCGAACAAACGCAACGATGCGTTAGCCAAGGGTGATGTGATTCTGTCTGCAGCTCCATTGGAGAATGCTCAGACTTTTCTAGACTCAAAGTTCTCATCTGAAGAAGGTATCAAGCTAGTGCATTACTCGGGCGATTTTTTTAGTTACCAAGGTACGCACTATTCTGAGGTTGAAGAGTCAACCATTCGCTCTGAGTTGTATAAGTTTTTAGACAAGTGTAAGAAACAAGATCGCAAAGGTAATATTGTTGCGTTTGCCCCAAATCCAGCAAGCGTGAGTGGTGCGATGGATGGCATCAAGGCATTGACCCACCTACAGAATCAAGCCAATACACGCCCGCCAGTATGGCTCGATGGTTACAGCGCCAATCGTCCCGAGGCGAGTAAACTGGTCAGCGTTAAGAATGGTTTGTTTCACTTAGAAGATAACATCCTACTGCCACACTCATTAGGTTTGTATACACAGAACTCATTGCCATTTGCATATGACCCGATGGCGCAATGCCCACTGTGGATGAAGTTCTTAGATGATGTTTGGGGAATGGATCAGCAGTCAATTGATTGCTTGCAAGAGATGTTTGGATACATATTATCGGGCGATACAGCACAGCAAAAGTTTTTTAACATCATTGGACCACGTCGTTCGGGTAAAGGCACAATCAACAAAATCTTAGTGGCGTTGCTTGGGCAACACAATACAGTAGCACCACAACTGGAGGAACTTTGTGATACATTTGGTTTGCAACCTTGGCTGGGTAAGCTCCTCGCTTCTTTTACTGATGCGAGAGCACCTGAACGAAACAGATCTTCTGTTGTATCTCAGCTTCTGCGGATTGTGGGCGGGGACACTATTACCGTTAACCGTAAGAACAAGGAGAGTTGGAATGGTTATTTGCCTACTCGCATTGTTATTTACAGTAACGAGGTTCTTCAATTAACAGAGAACTCTAATGCACTTACTGGTCGTATGGTAGTGCTCAAGATGACACACAGTTTTTATAACAAGGAAGATACTAACCTATCAAACAAATTGATGGTTGAATTATCGGGCATTTTTAATTGGGCGATGGTTGGATTAAGTAGGCGGATTGAGCGTGGTGGGTATTTTGTGCAACCAGACAGTGGTAAAGAATTATTGGAAACCATGGAAGAGATGAGCAATCCAATTGGTGCGTTTATAGAGCAAGTTATGGAGTATGATCCCGAAGGTGAAGTAGATAAGGATCACGCTTTTATTTGTTATAAGCGTTGGGCAACAAAGCATGGGCTCAATCCAGGAAATGATCTATCCTTTAAGCGTAGATTCCTTGCATCAACACAAGATAAGAATGTAATATCAAGCGCCATCCGAGTCGATGGTAAACGACAACACAAATACTTGGGTATCAAGCTGACAGAAAAAGCTCTGGCCTATGTAGAAAAGCAAGTATACTTTGAGGAAGAGGAAATATTTTGAAGAAGAAACTTTACCATGTAATTAAAGTGCCAATTTTTCCAGCAAACATTCATGTGTGCTTGGATGAAATGTCATTTAAACAAGCACTGAAAGACAAGAATGTAGTGCAAAAAGTGGAAATTATGGAAAATGGGGCGATGGCAGAAACCCATTCTGTACCAACAGCCGATGGTAGAACTTTCATTGGTTTATTGCTTGATCTAAATGCAATTGATGATTTAGATGCAACACTGGTTCATGAATCTGTACATTTGGTGTATCGTATTTTTGAATACATGTGCGAAGAAACACCCGGTGAAGAAACAAGGGCTTATCTTACAGAGTATGTTTATAAAGAAATAAGGAGAGTGTTAGATGAGCCTAGTGTTAGAAAAAGACATAGAGAATTACTTGAACAAAAAAATCAAGCAGTCATCGGGGCTCTCATACAAATGGCTGAGCAGCGTGACGGGAGTACCAGATCGGATAGTAATTCTCAACCAAAAGATCCTATTCATAGAACTAAAAACACAGACAGGAAAACTGTCACCAAGGCAAGAGCTGGTATTTGATGAACTGGGCGAAGCTGGATTTCCAGTTCATGTGTTGCGCTCTAAAGAAGATGTTGATGACTTTATAATAGAGGCGACCCGTGGCTAGAAAAGAAGTGTATCACAATGAAAAAAAATACAGACAAACAAAACGTGGTCATATTAGTAGAGCAATGGGTGCGGCATCAACTCGAGCAAGAAATGAATGTTTAGATTTTGATTTGGATTTAGATTATTTGGAATTGATTGCAACTGATTTTTGCCCAGTTTTTGGAACGCCATTTAACTGGGGTCAAGGAGAAAAAGTAAACGATTGGTCTCCGTCGTTAGATAAAATTATTCCAGAATTTGGGTACATCAAACACAATGTTATATTTATCAGTATGCTTGCTAATAAAATAAAGCAAGATGTTACTGAGAATGAAATTTATTTGGTAGGCGACTGGTTACACGAAGAAAGAAAGAAGACTTTAGATGCTCTCAAAAGATCAGCTCCACCCGTACCAATTGAACATGTTGTCATTAGCAAAGCAAATTCCGCATATCGGCTTATTTATGGAACCCGGACTTGGGAAGACCGCTACGGCGCTGACTATAATCAAGGAGAGCAAACCTGGGAAGACCTTGGTAGTTGCCCCGAAGCGAGTGGCAGAAACAGTATGGTCACAGGAATGTGGCAAATGGGAACACTTGAAATCTTTTACAGTGGCAAAGGTTATCGGTACGCCAGCGCAACGGGAATTAGCACTGAAGAGCTCCAGCGACTTATATATTATAAACTTAGAGAACTTGGTTTGGCTATTGGATCAAAATCCAAAATTCGATTATCTGATAATAGACGAGAGCAGTCGGTTCAAGGATCCCTCGACCAAGAGATTCAAAGCCCTCAAAAAGCATTTGAAGGGTTTTAAAAGGCGTATAATACTCACTGGTACACCCACCCCTCAAGGGATGGCTGATCTCTGGTCACAGGTAGGTATATTGGACTTAGGTGAGCGTTTGGAAAGCAGTCTTACTCGGTTTCGTGATAAATATATGAACCCAGGGCAACGTAATCGGCACACTGGGGTAATTTACAATTGGATATTAAAAGATGGTGCGGATAAAAGTATTACAGATAAGATTTCAGATATATGTTATTCGCTTAAGGCTGAAGATTATCTGCAGTTGCCTACGCTTACGACGCTATTTCATAATGTGGAATTAGATAAACCTATACGAGCAAAGTATAATGAACTTAGAAAAAACATGGTCGCTGAAATCGGTAAAGAACAGATCACAGCTCCAACAGCAGCGACATTGGCGGGGAAATTGCTCCAGTTTACATCGGGCGCTGTTTATGCCGAAAATGGAAAAGCGCAAGAGATACACCGCGCTAAATTGGAATATCTTGAGTCGATCATGGAAGAGTCTTCCTCCCCTACGCTGGTCTTCTACCACTTCAAACACTCGCTCCAACGGATACGTCTTCAATTCCCGCAAGCTGTGGTGCTGGACGATGACAACATTGCAGCGTGGCGTCGTGGCGAGATTCGTATGCTCCTTGCCCATCCCCAGAGTGGGGGAATCGGGCTCAATCTACAGTGCAACATTGGAGAGACAGCCCAAACGGTGTGGTTCGATCTACCATGGAGTTCAGAAAACTACATCCAGGCTAACGCTCGGATCTATCGCCAAGGGCAAGAAAAACCGGTTATTATACACCATTTAGTGGTGTCCAATAGCATTGATGGGCATGTAGTAAATGTATTAAATGGCAAAATAACAATTCAAGATGCTTTAATGGATGCTTTAAATACATGAGAATAATAATAAATTGTAGTAAACCTCGTTTATCAGATGAAGAGGTAGATCCTTTAGAATTGGATGACATTGATGCATTTGCTGGACATTTAGACAGTGGGTGGTTACCCTGGGATTTAGATGACTTAATTGATATTGAGCGTATTATAGCGGAGCGTATGCCCAAAAAACAAAAATATGTTATTGAAGCATTTTTAACAGGTAGAACTTATTTAGATATAGGCGTTACTGAAAAACACTGGCGGTATCATTATGACAAAGCAATAGATTTTATTAAAGAGGAATTGAAATTATGAACACTTTTGTAGTAGAGCATGAGTACAAGGGTCATCCTATGTTTGAAACCATCACGGGTGTCGAAGATATTGACTTATCTATGTTTGATAAGATATTGACATTGTGGGTATGTGATAACCAAGAAGAAGTAAATGCTGTTGAAAGCGAGTTAAGGAGAAAACATGCACGACACAGTAAATAGTCCTAAACATTATATTAGTCATCCCAGTGGTATAGATTGTATTCAGATTACTGAACACATGAGTTTTAATTTAGGTAATGCCATTAAATATATTTGGAGAGCCGATTTAAAACACGATGCAATTGAAGATTTGCGTAAAGCGCATTGGTATATTGAACGTGAAATTAAAAAGCGTATTAACCCAATTGAAGTTAATAACCATGTGGATAAGGAATGTGGAAAATGATATTAGAACTTGATGATGATTTTACTGATGAAATTACAAGAGTTAATTTGGCTGAAAGTTATGTCGGCGTTTTAGGCATGATGAAAAATGGCGACGCTTGGCATGAAGATGATGTCAAAGCCTGGAAAGAATTACTTCCAGCAATTAAATTGGTTGGCAGTTGGTACAGTACAGATTTTGATGCGGATATTAAAAAGGCAAAGAAAAGAAAATGAATTCAAAAATTGATTTAGAATCAGCAATTATGTTGGCGTGGCAAACCAGTGATGATATTAATTTGTTGTACAAACATCATGGTGACCATCCAGTTCCGATGACAGAAGATGATGTGGGTAATGCTTTATGGGGCATCAAAGTTTTACATGACATGCGCATGGAAAAATTGATGGATACCTACTGTCGCAAAATGGAACTTAACGAGTATTGCACCGACCCAGAAAAACTAGCAGCAAGAGAAACCATGTTTCAAACCCCAAAAAAGAAAGGTAGTAAAAAATGACTGAAGAAATTAAAAAAGACCCATTAGACAATGAGATTATTAATTTTTCATTTACAGTAGCACAGGTAAATGGTTTGTTGCAAATCCTAGCCAATACGCCCTATGTTGTATCAGCGGGATTAATTGGTTTGATTAACATGCAAGGCGAGCCGCAGTTTAGGGCCGCAATTGACCGAGTAAATAAGGAAAAAAATGAATCTCAAACAACTTCTTAATATGGCTGGTGTTCGTAATGACATTGCCAAAGCAGTCGAAAAAAAACAGTTAACAGCCGAACAAGAACTTAAAGTTCAAGAAGAGGCTATGGCAATGACCAAAATGATTCTTAATGATGCTCTTCGATATCGTAAAGAACATGGTAACAACACACCTCCTTCAGAGCCTAAAAAGACTATTATCATGCCTAATGAATAATAACCAATTAGAACCGCTTACTGATGAAATGATGTGTGAAATTGCAGCAGATGCTATGTTTGATGTAATGACCTATGCCATGACAACGGGCTATGTATCATTGCAAGATGTTCATTTAGCAATTGGTCGAGCAATTGAGCAAGCTCATGGAATTGGAATTAAGCAGTGAAAAGGTTTAACTTTCGCAAGACGTACGGCAGACGTAAACCAATCGGATCATTTAGGAGATAACATGGAACTTTATAAATTAGAACGTGGTGATAACTTCAAGATCATCGACCAAGAGACCAAGGTGCCACCAGCAGCACCACAACCAGCCGACAACGTAACGTACAAGTACACCCACGTCGACGGCATGTACGCACCATGCGAAGGCACAGACGGTGAGCGCTACTACTTTGCGGCATGGACAGAGGTAGAGAAGGTATGAACGCAAATGAACTAGCTGAAATAATCCAGCACCTTGAAAACGCAAAGTATGTTGGTGCAAGTAAAGCCGCCACAATGCTACGCCAGCAACAAGCTGAAATAGAGTATTGGAAAGAGAAGTTTAACAAAGCTATGGAGTTAAATAAATGAACAATGAACCAGTAGCGTGGATGCTTGCCGACAAAGAAAAAGAACATATACGTAGCATTATGGCGGTGCAACATGATTTTGTTCCTGAAGGATGCGTTGAAATTCCACTCTACACCCATCCAGCAAAAGAATTAGGTTACAACGACATTATGGGAACATGGTGGGAAACAATGCCCAATGCAAAAAGTTGTGAAGGTGTATTTGAATTTGCTAGAGCAATACTAAGAAAGGCACAAGAGAAATGAACGGAATAACATTTAACAAGCAACCTAAAACCATTGGATATTGGCGATTATCTTATGGAGGTAGTAGTTATACACAATTTGCTATGTTTGGCAAACCAACAGACGAGCAAATTAAAAACACCGAAGAATTGCTTGGCTGGAAATGGGTTGATGAAAAGGCACAAGAGAAATGAACGCAAATGAACTAGCTGATTACATTACACAAAATTCCTATATTGGAACTGTAACTATGGAAGATGTAGCCACCACGCTTCGCCAACAACAAGCTGAAATTGAGGCGTTGAATCAGCGCATTGAGTACATGAGAGAAAAAGCAAGTCTTTGGGAGGCAGAGGCACACGCCGGTGGCTTTGAGGCTGGCAGGCAACAGGGCATGAAGCAAGAGCGGGCATTGTGGGAACTAGCGGCATCAACACAGGAGGCCTACATTTTAGAACTAGAAAACGGTTTGGAGTCTTCAATTAATTTAAACAAAGCACAAGCGGAGCGTAACAAATGACCACATTCACCACAGAAGACAGGTTACATGCGGGAGAGTACCCATTAACCGATGAGCAGATTAAAGAACTGATGCCACTTAAACCATACGAAGAATATACAGAAATGGAAGCGCCGGATTTAATTGCGTTCGCCCGCGCCATCGAACGCGCCCATGGAATAGGAGAATAAGATGAGCATAACATTTACAGGTGGCCACGATACCATAGAAAAAGCTCAAGCAGAATTAAATAAACGAAAATATAAGGACAAATATACAATAGCCACTGTGTATTGCATGGAAAAAGAAAACGGAACTTTACATTTTGTAATACCAATTAAAGCCGTTGATTTGTTAATGGAATTTGACGAAAGAAACGAAAATGACTGAAATTGCAATATCATTCTTTATTGGCTTTATGGTCGGTCTTGTTATGCGCCCAAAAGACCCCGAGTTGAAACAGCAAATTGAGATATCCAACCGTAACTATCAGAAATATGAAGAAGAACTGAAATATTATAAAGATTTATGTAAATGGCATGCTGATCAAAAAAGGGCGGATTCTTAAAGTTTTTTGCATAAGTAGATATAGGACACGCTGTGAAGCGCTCCTGCCCTCACTTTGGCTGTAAATAAAGCCACAGGTTCCCAGCTCACCTGCATAGAAAACTGGGATTTTTATACACATCATACACAACATACATAGAAAGTAACAAAATGAATCCATTTGAACTACGCTTTTCCATTTTTAATACCGCTAAAGATTTAATGATCAAGCAACACGAAGCTAATTTAGCTGCTTGGGAAGTCATTAATAAGACTACCAAAGAAGCTGAAGAATTGGCTCCACAGTTTCCAACCATGGAAGAGATCATTGACAAGGCTATTGAAATTAATACCTTTATTAGCGGCAGCACAACAAGAGAACTAACTAGCCTAGCCAAGAAAATGACTGGCGTTGGCATAGTATTTTAAGTTTTGAGATTAGGCAAGGTGTGACCGGAGGCATCGGCACTTAATATCACCAGACCCGTAGGTAACCAACTCCAAGATTGGGATTTCCTGCCTAGTATCAATTCTTTACAATAAAAGGTAAAAACTTTACAATGGCAACTAAACCTGGATTGTACGCAAATATCCACGCTAAACAGGAACGTATCAAGGCAGGCTCTGGCGAAAAGATGCGCAAGCCAGGTGCCAAGGGCGCACCCACAGCTAAACAATTTAAGGAGTCTGCAAAGACTGCAAAAAAATGAACGAACTAGACCCACCATTAGAAAACCTACAAGCCCCAGCCAATGAGGCACCTCCAGCAGAACCAACTCCAGTAGAAAATGGCAACTAAAAAGAAAGCTCCTTCCCTTGCAATTGGTCGTGGCGAAAAACTACCAGCATCTCAAGGTGCTGGACTGACAGCCAAAGGCCGTGCTAAATATAATGCGGCTACTGGATCGCATTTAAAAGCTCCTCAACCAGAAGGTGGCGCTCGTAAAGATTCATTCTGTGCTCGCATGTCTGGCGTTAAAGGCCCGATGAAAGACGAGAATGGCAAACCAACACGCAAAGCAGCAGCACTAAAAAGGTGGAAATGTGGCAGTTAGAAAATATACTTTTACCCAAGACATGTGCGATCGTATGATCGAACTGGGTACTCAAGGCGCATCTCAAAAAATGATTTGGGCTGATCTTGGTATTACTAAAGATGTGGCAGCCAATTGGCGTAAAAAATACCCAGAGTTTGCAGATGCTTTGGATATGGCTTTAGTACACTCACAAGCATATTGGGAGCGGGAGATGCTTGCCAATGTGGGCAATAAAGCATTTAACAGTCGCATTGCAGAAATTGCCCTTCGTGGCCAGTTTCCACAAGACTACAAAGATGTGCGTGAAATCAAAGCGGACATTAAACAAGAAGTTAAAATTGACTTTGCTGGCGAGGTAAATGACCTAATCAAGCAGTTACGAGCAAACGCTACTTAAACTTTAAAACTTTTTCACATTATGAAATGGGCTAGGTATAAAAACCTAGCCCATTTTGCATAAGTAGATGTACAATTAAAGAAATTCAGACAAACAAGGAAAACAGTTATGACAGCACACGCTATACTTTCGGCTTCGGGTTCCAAACGGTGGCTTTCTTGCACACCATCTGCCCGATTAGAAGCCACACTTCCAGAACAAAAGAAAGCCACTGGATCATTTGATCATTCTGCTGAAGGCACTTTGGCGCATTCATTGGCTGAAATTAAATTGCGTCTTCAATTCAATCAAATAGGACATGAAGAATATGACCGTGAAATCCAAATTATCCAAGCCAGCCCGTATTACAACGAAGAGTTTGAAAACTACGTCGATAATTATGTCGTATACACCCGAAGTCAAATCGGAGAAGGCGATAAGCCTTTATTTGAACAACGTGTGGACTTCTCTGATTGGGTTCCTGACGGCTTTGGCACAGCCGATGTGGTTATTCTTTCTAAGCACGCCATTCGGGTCATCGACCTCAAGTTTGGAAAAGGAATCCCTGTTTCCGCTGTTGACAATACCCAACTCCGACTCTACGCCCTCGGTGCGTGGAGCAAGTTCAAAGACGAGTTCCCAGAAATTAAAGAAGTCAGTTATACGATACATCAGCCCCGACTTGACAGTATCAGTACCGATGGTACCAGCGTCAGTAAACTGGTCGACTGGGCCAACTACTTCGTCAAACCCAAAGCCAAGAAAGCGTGGGGCGGTACAGGCGAGTTCCTCCCAGGTGACTGGTGCCAGTTCTGCCGCGCCAAAGCCACGTGCAAAGCGCGTTCGGACTTTACCAACGAAATAGCATCGCTGGATTTCAGACCAGCACCACTCTTAACTGAAGAAGAGTTTGAACTGGTATTATCTCGTGCATCACAATTAAAGTCTTATGTAAACGACATTGAGGCTTATGCAACACAAAGGGCAATTGATGAAGACATCATCCCAGTGGGTTTTAAATTAGTAGTGCCAAAGGGTCATCGCAAGTTTTCTGATTTTGCTTTAGCTGAAGTAATTCTTTTAGAAAAACTAAATATTCAAAAAGAAGATTTGTACGAAACCAAACCCAAGTCTGTACCCCAGATTATTAAGCTTGGTAAAAAGGGACAAATTGAAAGTGCGTTAGGGGACTTAATTGTTAGACCCGATTCTGCACCAAAGTTGGTTCCAGACAACACTGTGGAAGATTTTGCATGAGTACACCTTTAATTATCATTTCAACTCTGATATACTTAGGCGTAGCAATAGATCAGTACATGAAGGGTGCAGTTGGACCCGCAGTAATGTTTTTAGGGTACACCATCGGAAATTGTGGTATACTCTTGACAGTACGGTAGAGATTGACACCGATAAAGTTCAATCAATTTAATGTAAATAAGGAAGCAAGATGGCTACTAAAAATCCTCGTGTTGTAACTGGCAAAGTTCGTTTCTCATATGCCAATGTATTCTCACCAATGGACAAGGGTGATGGCAAGACACCTAAGTATTCTGTGTCTATCATTATCCCAAAATCTGACAAAGAAACAATTGCAAAAATCAATAAAGCTTTTGAAGAAGCTAAAGCAAATTCCGCTGGTTACTTTAAAGGCACTATTCCCAAGTTACTTAAAGGTGGCTTGCGTGATGGTGATTTAGAAAAAGAAGATGCAGCATACGCTGGTTCTTTTTTTATCAATGCAAACTCTGTTAAAAAACCAGGTATCGTTGATGCCGACATGAATGCCATTATTGACTTAGAAGAGTTCTATTCTGGTTGTTATGGTCGTGCCGCTATTGAGTTCTACCCATACGAAGTGGAAGGATCAAAAGGTATTGCATGCGGTCTTGGTAATGTGCAAAAGCTTGAAGATGGCGAGCGTCTTGGCGGTGGCGGTGTATCAGCCGCTGTAGATTTCGCTTAACAGTTTTACCGTAGTCCTCCTCCTGTAGTGCCTTGCCCCACCGAAGTCTGGTGGGGCATTTTTCCCTCCAACCTATAACTAAAAAGAACCATGGAACAATATTACGTGTATCAACACATAGACCCAGAAACTGGTGAGATTTTATACATCGGAATGGGTAGTTATGAAAGAGCTTGGCTATGCCGAGGTTCTAATAGAAAAAAAAATCACCAAGAGCGATTAAATGAGTTGTTTTCTTTAGGTTATACTATGCAAGATGTTGTAAGCATACTGGCAAGTTATTTAAGCAAAGAAGCAGCATTAAGTTTAGAATTAACTAAAATTGAAAAGTTTAAACCAAAATTTAACAATCACAGTAACCCCAATTGGAAATATCCATCAAAATTTGCGGATGAAGTCATAACAATGGTAAAAGCATTAAAAGAAATGGGATATGGCCCACAGAACACCGCCTTTTTAATGGGTGGTGATAAGAATAAAAACGCAATGACAATGTGGAGAATGGTAAATGAGTAATAAAAAATATAACGAAATGGACAGCTACCAAGAATATATTGGAATGAGCAGATACGCCCGATTTGTAGATGACAAGGGTCGTCGTGAAAATTGGGGCGAAACAGTAACTCGTTTTGTAGAATATATTTTTACTAGAACACCAGCTATTACAGAAAACATTAAATTAAAAGAAGAGATTTACAAATCGATTTATAACCTAGAATTAATGCCGTCCATGCGTGCCATGATGACGGCAGGAAAGAGTGCCGATCGTGACAATACTTGCGTATATAATTGCTCGTATCTCCCAGTGGATGATCCCAAGTCCTTTGACGAAGCTATGTTTATTTTGCTCTGTGGAACTGGGGTTGGATTTTCCGTTGAGCAAAAATACATTGCACAACTGCCCGAGGTGCCAGAGAAACTATTTGAATCAGACCATACAATCGCAGTTCACGATTCCAAAGAAGGCTGGGCAAAGTCATTACGTCTACTCCTTGCAAACCTTTGGGCTGGAGAAATCCCAAAGTGGGATGTCAGCAATGTTAGACCTGCCGGAGCACGACTCAAAACATTTGGTGGAAGAGCTTCAGGGCCGCAACCATTAGTAGATTTATTTGAATTTACTGTAGCTACATTTAAACATGCTAAAGGTCGCCGTTTGCATTCATTGGAATGCCACGACCTAATGTGTAAAATTGGAGAAGTTGTAGTAGTGGGCGGTGTGCGTCGCTCAGCTATGATTTCACTTTCCGACCTAGATGATGAAAGGATTCGTCATGCAAAAGCTGGCCCTTGGTGGGACACTGCGCCTCACCGTGCACTCGCCAATAATAGCGCAGTTTATAATGAAACGCCTACCGTTGGAAAGTTTATGGAGGAGTGGGTTTCTCTTTACAATTCACATTCCGGTGAACGAGGCATTTTTAATCGGGAGGCTGCTAAAAAGACGGTTGAAAAATACGGGCATCGAGATCCAAATTTTGAGTTCGGTACAAATCCGTGCTCAGAGATCATTTTGCGACCATACCAATTTTGCAATCTTAGTGAATGTGTAGTACGCCATGATGACACCAAAGAAACCTTACTGCGCAAAGTGCGGTTGGCCTCCGTCCTTGGTACAATCCAAAGTACCTTCACAAAGTTCCCTTACTTGCGAAAAGTGTGGCAACGCAATACCGAAGAAGAGCGACTCCTTGGAGTCTCACTCACGGGGATCTATGACAACCCTTTACTCACCACACAAGGAGAAGAGTTAAATGCCTTACTTACCGAACTTAGAGAGACAGCTAGAACAGCCAATGAGGAATTTGCAAGCTTGCTTGGAATACCTAAGAGTGCTGCAATTACTTGCGTTAAGCCCAGCGGAACCGTCAGCCAACTCGTTGATAGCGCTTCTGGAATCCACCCTAGACACGCTAAGTACTACATCCGCAGAGTTAGAGGAGATAAGAAAGACCCTCTCTCCCAATTCTTAATTAACCAAGGAGTACCCAATGAAGCTTGCGTTTATAAACCAGATCAGACGGTGGTGTTTAGCTTTCCTCAAAAAGCACCCGCCGGCATCGTCCGAGCAGATGTCACTCCTTTATCACATTTGGAACTCTGGCTCACGTATCAGCGACATTGGTGTGAGCATAAGCCTAGTGTCACCATCTCCGTTGAAGAAAAAGACTGGCCAGAAGTCGGTGCGTGGACGTGGAAAAACTTTGACGAAATCTCCGGTGTTTCCTATCTTCCCTATGACGGAGGAACGTATCGCCAAGCGCCATACGAAGAATGCACCGAAGAAGAGTACGAAACCCTCAAAGCCAGCATTCCTAAAATCAACTGGGAAGATCTCAAAGAAAATACAGACAACGTAGAGGGCGCTCAGATGCTTGCTTGCTCGGCTGGTGTTTGTGAGATTTAAGTTAACCCGACAGGGAAAGTATCAAGAACGTGGTGATTTTTCGGGTTTCTATCCACGGTATCAACGAATTGGCAGGCGTAGCTTGTGCCTTTCCTAACTATTTCACATGGTGGTGAGTTTGGGCTCCTTCGGGAGCCCTTTTTTATGTTACAATTTTTATTCCGCCAATTCGTTGGTTTGCCATAGGAGCATATGATGATTTATTCAATTGACTTTGAAACCCGCAGTTTTGCTGATCTGCCCGAGATAGGGCTAGACAAATACGCTAATTGCTTATCTACACAAGTGTTGTGTATTGCATTTGGCACCACACCAGAGACCATCAAGGTCAAAGCACCACAAAACCCCAGCACAAATGAGTTGTGGCCACTGATGCAACATGTATCAAAAGGTGGCAAGATTGCAGCATGGAACGCCATGTTCGAGTACGCTATTTGGAACTGTGTCTGCGTGCCTAAGTATGGCTGGCCACCGCTCAAATTGGAGCAATGCATTGACACCATGGCAATTGCTGCCAGTAATAACATACCCCAGAATTTGGATGATGCTGGTCAGTTTATGGATGCCAAATACCAAAAAGACCCCATGGGCAAAAAGTTGATTCAAAAGCTATGTAAACCCAACAAAAAGGGTCAGTTTAATAACGACCCAGAACTTATGGCTCAGTTATTTGAATATTGTGCCCAAGACGTTCGTACAGAAATGGCTATAGGAAGCGTTTTAAGGGGTCTTACAGACACCGAACAGGAAGTTTGGTACCTGACCCAACGAATCAACCTCAGAGGCGTTCCTGTGGACTATAATGAGCTCCATAACGCTGTCCTTGCTGTGGTAAGGGCGCAAGATGCCTTAGACAATGAATTGGTGGCTCTGACGGGCTGTAAACCTTCTGAGAGGGCTAAATTGTTGGGTTGGCTTAATGCCCAAGGTGCCGATATGGCAAACATGACCGCTGAGATGGTTAGTGCTAAGTTAGTGGACACTAACTTATCTAAAAAAGTTCGTAGGGCGTTAGAATTACGCCAAGAAGGAAGCCAAACTAGCGTGGCTAAGTACGCTAAGATGATGGAGATACAACGTGAAGGACGGATTAGGAATACATTGGTATATCATGGCGCTAGTACTGGCCGCTGGGCGAGCCGTGGTGGGCTCAATTTACAGAACATTGCTCGTCCCACACTATCGGATGAAGAAATTGAATCAGCTATACCGAGTGTCTTCAATGAAGGAGTGGGCACGATGCAACAACTATCATCATTGGTTAGAAGCGGCATTAGAGCTCCGAGAGGAAAAACCTTCGTTGACGTGGATTTTAGCTCAATTGAAAACCGAGTTGGGGTTTGGCTCGCAGGACAAAACGACAAAGTCGAATTGTTCCGGAAAGGATTAGATGAGTATAAAGCATTTGCATCTAGTTCTTTGTACGATGTTCCTTATGAGGAAGTCACTAAGGAGCAAAGACAAATAGCCAAGTCGGCTGTGCTTGGCTGTATGTTTGGTCAGGGCTCAAAGGGATTGGTGGCGTATGCCGAGGGGATGGGAGTTAAGTTGACTGAAGAACAAAGTCAAAAGGCAGTTAATGCGTATCGAACAGATTACCAAAAAGTCAAAAACTTTTGGTACCAATGTCAATCAGCCGCGATTGTTGCGATCAAGCAACCAAGCGACATGCAAGATGCTGGGTTGTTGCGTTTCATGTACGCCAAAGATGTGTTGTGGATGAAGTTGCCCAGTGGGCGATTCATTTGTTGGCGGGATCCCAAGGTCGAGGATCAATTGACACCATGGGGTGAAACTCGAGAGGGTGTCACTGTGCTCAATCAAAACACCTTCACTCGTAAGTGGGGACGCAACAATTTGATCGGTAGCAGTATCTTCCAATCGGCTGTCCAAGGTACTGCTCGGGACATGCTGGCAGAGGCTTGTTTGTTGCTGGAGAAGAACGGCTTTGAAGTTCTCAACTTGATCCATGACGAAGTCCTCATGTTGGTGGACGAGAATCAGGCAGAAAGCGCCTTAGATCGTGTAGTCAAATTAATGACTACACCGCCTAAGTGGGCTTCAGATTTTCCACTAGCTGCGGAAGGTTGGGTTGGAAAGCGTTATCGGAAGTGATTATTGTTGGGGAGCTAAACCTTCTGCAATTATTCGTTCAATAACATGTCTTTGCGTTTCATCGGAATAATTGTTTAAGTTATAGCTAATTGGATCTGCTTCCATTACTTGACCAAGATTTTGTCTTGTCAAAGGGTCATTCATGACATTATCAATATATTGTGGGTGCCTAGTACGAATTGCTTGACTAGCAGTTTCATAAGCTCGTTGTCTAACTCCTTGAGCATAATTAAGTTCCTCTGGCTCCATGTTTTGAATTGCATCAGCTATTTGATTTAATTCATTAACTCTTCCAGCTTCGTTACGCAATTTTTGAATTACCTGCCTACGAACGTCTGTAGAATACATACCCAATCCATAAGCTTGCGGACGTTCTTCAATTTCTCTAATGATTCCATCTAAGGCAGCATTGTTGCGATTAGAAAAAGCATCTCTGACATAAGTATCAGTAAAAGTGTCGACAATTTGTTGACTTACTGCTTCATAAGCTTCTCGAACCGCTGTTGATTCTACAGAAGGTCTATTGGTGTGAATTGGGTCTTCAGTTAAATCAATTTGCTTATTACTGGCTAGAGCTTCAAAATCTTTATCATCAAAGAAACGGGGCAATAGGTTGTTATCACGAGCATTTATTAAAAGGTTTTCAATGGCAACAGAACTCCAATCTTGGTGTTTGCTTTCTAATAAATTATTAGCACTATGAGCATTACGAAGATCAAAAATCTCACCTTTTAATCGATCCATATCCACACGATCAAAATCAGCATGTTGGTTTAACCATTCTTTAACATGTGAAATGTATTCTGGTTTAATTTCACCATTGTCGTAACCTTTCATTTCGGTTATGTATTTTTCTGGAGCCGGTTTAAAATAGTCGTTAAAATCATTTCGCAAATTTGGAGTATTTTCTATCATGGCAAACAAATCACCAGATGAACGGTTTTCAAAGTTATCTAAAATAGGTTGCCATTCCATTGCATTTTCGTTTCCAATTTGAATTTGTTGTTGTATCCAGTTTTTAACAAATTGTCTATGATCTTTTGGAGTACCCAATGGATTACCAGCACTACGAACCATAATATTAGCAGTAAATTGGGAAACACCATTAGGATCTTTTAAGGAAGCAATTTCCCTACTACCTTTTTCTAAACCTTCAAAATAAGAAGGATATCTAAAAATACTATTACTACCTTTTGGTGGTTTGCCAGTATGCGGTTCTAACACGGGACCATGGTTTGGGTATTCTTCAGTACCATGGCAACCAGAACCAATACATTGATGTAAGTCTTTAGTAATTTGTGATAAATCCCGAGTTAGCATCAATGGGTCTTTATCGTAATCTGCTTTAGTAAAGACCACCATTTTAGAACCATCTGAATATGTTAAGTCTGTTGGTAATTCTTTGTTACGGGCAACACGATAAGATTCAGCCAAATCTTTATTTGACTGCAATGCTTTTTGTCTTGCCATTTCATCTTTAATTAACTGACGAGCCACAACCGCTGGAGTTAAATTAGAAAGCTTGCTAACATCTAAATTACCAGCAATTAAATCGTTTAATACTCTTTTTTGAATGCTTGGTAATCCTGTTGTTTCGTTAACAGAACTATTTATAAAATCATTAATTACCGTATCGTGTGATACTTTATTTGCATAAGGGTATCCTTCTTTAGGAGAAAAAGCATATATGCCTTTCGGGTATAAAGAAGCATCTAAAGCATTTTCAATAGCTATTCCAGCGGGGCTTGTAGCAGTTTGTTTTCCAATATTTACATTTTCTGGAGCAGTTAAATCAAAACTATTATGGCCATAATTAGTTAAACTTTTAATATAATCTTTGCGGCGAGATTCTGCTCGTGCAATATCGCTTTCTGGCTGGTAATCTGGAGCATTAATAAGTTTTGTAAGATCGTTAACAGGTATATTGGTTTCGTTAAATGCTTGCACCAACGGATCTGAAGATAATCCAGTACCCATTTGATTGGTAATGTACTTTTGATACGGACCCATTACCCAAGAGTTATATTGAGGTGCTACTCGTTCAAACTCACTTGGTGGTGTAATTAAAGGTTGACCTTGTGCTTCTCGTTTAGCATTTTGTTCTTTAGTAAATTCTTCTGCATATGCTTGCTTTTGTGGCGGTGTTAAATTACCATGTTCTGACATCAATTTATCAACATAGCGTTCCCAATCCCAACGCACTTGACGTGGTAAATACGCAAACCATTTTGCAGCAGGATCACTAATTTGAGTATCTGCAAGGTGCATACCAAACTCACCTTGTTCCGATAATCTATTAGTTGCGCCCAAGTTAGTAGGCCAGTTGCCACCCTTTGGTTTGACAGCATAGTTGGCAATAGGAATATCTGGCATACCCATAGGCATTCTAATACCACCAGTTTCCATGACTTGGTTATTGATGGTTTCGGCTAAAGGTTTAATTGCTTGACCGAATGTTTCGGTAGCACCAGCGGCGCGAGATCCCAAAGTGGAGTAGTCACGAGTAATGCCAGCTTGGGCATTTGTGTAATCTGATGGGAAGTTGCGGATGTCTTCGATGGCTGTTTTACCAGCAACACGAAGATCGTCTGGTGAAAAACGCATGCGAGTATTCCACAACTCTGGTAGTGGGCCAGTAGCCTCGCCTACTTTGTTGTAGGCATTGTAGATATCTTGACCAGCTTGTGTGGGAGGATTGTAATGCAGTGCTTGAGCGACTTGTTGAGCGTCAGCATAGGCTTGATTACCAGCTTGGCGGTTACCTAATTGACCACTAAGGGCTTGTTTACCAACACCATAAAGGTTGCCAGCTAAACCACCTAATAAATCAGAGCCCGCAGCTAAGCCAGCTTGAGCCACGCCAGCTCCCGGCATATTTTGATATGCCGCTTGGATGGCTTTTATGAAATTGGGTGTGTCAATAGCACCGATGTTTAATTCGGCGCGTAACTTTGCTAAATCATCAACCATGGATTATCTCAAGTAAACTAAACCGCCGGTTGCTTTCTTTTGCAACTTATCTTGCTCTTCTAAATGGCGTTGAGCATAGCCTGTTAAACCAGAACCCACAGCACCAGCAATGTTTGACCATGGGCTGGCTGGAGTTGGTGCAATCGTAGCAACATTACTGACAACGCCAGCAACGTCTAGTAACTCACGAGCGGGATTGCCTTCTTTAAAGTGATTCCATAGACGCACTAAGTTTTCGCCACCTTCCCACAAACCACCTACAGCGCCAGCGCCTCTTGCAATAGGGGAATTTGCTGCACCTTTAACTACTTGCATAGCTCTTTGGGTTGCAGTCAATGGTGGAGGTGCTGGTGGTGCTCCAGCGGGCATTGCGCCACCCATAGGAGGCATAGCACCACCTTGAGGTGGAGGAGCTGTAGGAGCACCATAGGTGCCCTCTGGGGTTAGTATCCTACTGTTACCTTTTAATTCAAATCCACGCTCTGGGTTTGCAGCAACATTGGCATAAACTGGATTGGCAGTGGCTTGGTCAACATTATGCAAAGCATTCTTAACAGCTCCTGGGCCAAACCCATGTTCAGTAACCATTTGAGGTGCGTGAAACTCACCCACAGTCGTGGGTATAGGTGGTTTAGGAGGAGCTTCTATTGCCGCCGCTGCTGGAGCCCCCACTTTTTCAAAAAGATTTTTTGCGACTTTAAGTGCGTTTGACTTCATAACGCCCTCAATTGTTTTGGCACCAGCAATTGCGGGAATACCCAAGGCTTCAGCAGCAATACCGCCAGTAACAGGATCTACTTGTTCAGTTTTGGCTTTATTGACATGAAAACGCTGGTACTCGTGAAGATCACTTTCTGGTACTGGTTCGTATTCTACTTTTTGATCGCTCATTGTTTCACTCTCATAGGTTGACCATTTTGATAGATAATTGGGTTGCCATTTTTATCGGTATCTTTAGTACCATCTTTTGGCTTATTCATTACTTTGCCAATTTTATTAGACAGCTCTAAATCGTATTTAGTAATAATGCCTTGTACTTTAGGAGTATTCATAAAGGCATATGGGTCAGGATTTTTTATAGTTGTTTTGTATTTGTCCCACTCTTTTGCTAATTCTTTATTTCTATCGTGAACAATTTGCACAGTCAATGCTTGGGCAATATTTTGCTCTGGAGGGTACTTAGAACTTAAACCTTTAGCAGCTTGAGAAATGGTTGTTAACTGAGCACCCATTTTGGAGCCTGTACCACCAAATTGTTCTTTCTCATACGCAATACCAAGCTGTTTAGCCAAGTTGTCTAAACGAGAGCGTTTTGTCATAGCATCTTCACCAGAGAAAAACTCTTTCATGCCAGTTAAAATACCACTTTCTCGTTGACCAGTTTCACCTTGAGTATCTTCAGTGCGACCAGTGAGTTTCATTAAGAAACCAACAGGATCTTTCTTGTAGCCATAACCAAAGTATTCTGGATGATCGGTAGCCATATCAATAATTTCTTGAGCTTGTTGGTTAGTAGTCGGACCGAAAGATTGATTTGTTATATCTGCAATAAACTTACCAGCAGCAATACGCTCTTCTTCCATTGATTTTAATTCTGCTGAGTTTTTTGATTGCTCTTGTTGCAAACCACTTTGTTGCCCACGACCAGCAAACTCTGGGTTAAAAGAATAGTCTATTGCTGGTGCTGGCGACACAGTTACTTTGCCTTGAATTGGAGGCGCTGCTTGAGCATTGCCGCTACCAGTTAATGCACTAATAATGTTTTCTGCCATACTGCCTTGTGGGGCGGCTTGCGCAATTGGGGCTTGATTCATCGGCATTGGGGTTGGCATTGGAGCCATTGGAGCGTTTTCTGGTTGAGCACCATCAGCCATATAGCGAATTGAGCCACCCATGGCTTTTTTCTGAACGGGTTGGATTTTAGGATCTTGCAAAACACCTCTAAATTGCGGAGGAACAATCTGTCTGTCTTGCCAATTTTGAAGATCCGCTTTAGTAATTTTGGCTGAAAAGTTACGATACTGACCAGTAGTGTCATATCCGCTAACAGTAGCATCAACAACATCCATACCTTTGTATTCTGCTCCAGCTCGAGCATAAATATCTGAAAGAGATTTAAATGCGGATTTAAATCCTGCAACATCGTTTGTATCGGCGTAGTTTTTTAAATTTTGGTAATCATAAATAGACAAAGGCACACCATTAAATGTGTAGCCACTGTCTTGTCCTCTTGCGGCTTTTACATCACCGCCTTGAGGTTGTGTGCCAGCTTGTGGCATTGCTCCTGTCTGACCAAAACCAGATTTAATAGAGCCAAGTTGTTGTCTCATTAAGTCAGCTTGCGCTGTGAGCATGCCAATGTTTTGTAATTCTTGAGCTTCTTTAGCCCGCTTTTCACCAAGCATAGTAACACCAGCTTCTGGATGATACGCTGTACGAGCAACCATTTCATCTAGATTGCCTTGAAGTGCTTTCCAAGGGCTACTTAATTCAGCAGCACGACGCTGTAAGTTTTGTAAAATTTCAGACGAATTAGGAGACGCAGCAATAGTCTCAGCATTGTATTCTGCTGTTGATTTTGGTCTTGGTTGTAATGCGTCTAGTGGTTGTGTATCTGCCATATTAACCTACCTCTCCTTGACTTAAACTAGTATCAGTACCTGGCAATGGATTGTATGTAGTATTACCACCCGTTGGATCTAATATTCCCATATTTACATTAGCTGCTGTTTGATTTGCAGCTGCTTGAGATGCCGCATCTGAACCACCAAAAATGCTATTCCAAGATGGTAATAAACCAGGTGGTATATAACCAGAAGTTCCTGGTGTCCCAGCTCCTTTACCAAATATACTATTTAATAAATTAGTACCCACTGATGGCAAACCAGCCAGTGTGCTAACCATTTGTAATGGGGATTGTTGATTTTGTTGCGATACAGTTGCGGGAACATTGACTGAATTAATCAAGTTAGAATAGTTAGTAGCACCTTGGAATGGAGCATTCATTTGTGCTGCGCCTGTTGTCAAGCCAGCGGTAATACCTTGTGCGCCTACATTGCCTAATGCACCACCAGCGGTAGCACCAGTTTGTTGGTTTTGTAATGCGGCTTGCATTTGTTGGGCTTGTAATGTAGACAGTGCATTTGTCTTAGCAGTGTCAACCGCTGTTTGGGCACGCAAACCACCAAAACCACCAGAACCAATTCCAGAAGCTTGTGTTGGCGCAATAGCTGTTGGCATAAGTTGATTTAATTGCTGGTTTTGTGCTTGAAATAAACCACCCAAAGCTGTTTGAGTATTAGGACTAACTTGACCAGTTACTGGATCAGTAATCCAAGGATTGGCTGCACCTTGAGCAATGGTATTTAAACTACCTTGTGCTTGGGTAAAAGGATTAGCTTGACCTTGAAGGGTATTAACAGCGCCTTGAGCTGTTGTATTCCCAAATGTGGGTGCTTGTCCTAACGCACTACCAGCTTGGTTAACAACATTTTGTTGCGCTGTATCGTACCAAGATGGTAGTGTCGTTTGTACCTGATTAGTACTTGACAGTATATTGTTTAATCCGGAGGAGTTTGTTGTCCCAGCCATTATTTTTTCACCTTACGTTTTGCTTCTAATAAATAACCCAATGCACCTTTGCTATCTAAAGACCGATGCTTGGTGTCATGTTTTTGTTTTTGTGATTTGATTGCTTTTAAAAATGAATCTAATACTTTAGCGCCTTGATCATTACTACCATTTCCCAATGCTGAAACTACATTGGCTGGAATTACAAATTCACCATTTGATAACATCGCTGGAATACTATCGCTTGTTCCAGTACCGGGGCCTTGCACATACTTGTTTTGCATAGATCCAAGACCACCCTCGCTGTAAAACTGAGGATTAAAACCTTGAGGAATAGATCCTCCATCAGCTTTACTAGGTATTGGATATAATGGTATACCACCCAAACCAAATAGATTGGCGTGTTGAGTTTGTTTACCACGCATTAATACGGGTTTTAAAGATAAATCATCGTCAGCTTTACCGCCAGTAGCAAGATGCATTATACCACCATCGGCTGCGTTTTCAATTTCTTCCAAAGAGTTTGGATTAGGAGCTGGAGTAGCATAACTAACTGTTGGTACATTAAAGCTACCTAAAGGAGAAGCAATTTGCGATCCTTTTACAAAAGTACCTTTTGGTGCCGTTGGTGCTGTGGTTGCTAAAGAAGATAATCCTGCTGATGTGCCTGTTCCTAATTTTAAACCAGCTAAAGCAGCAGCTAACCCAGCGGCAGTTAAACCCGCTGTTGCACCACTACTACCAGTTGTTGATGTTGTGCCACCACTGGTTGTACCACCAGCTACTGTACCGCCACCATCAGTGGTACCACCAGCTACTGTACCGCCACCATCAGCTACTGTACCGCCACCACCAGCTACTGTGCCGCCACCATCAGTTGTGCCACCAGCTACTGTGCCACTACCATCAGTTGTGCCACCAGCTACTGTGCCACTACCAGTTGTTGTACCAGCTACTGTACCGCCACCATCAGTTGTGCCACCAGCTACTGTGCCACTACCAGTTGTTGTACCACTAGTACCAGTTTCAGTAGGTAGGTTACTAATAATATCCGTAGGAGTAAGGGCTGTTGGCGTTTCTGTAGGTAGATTATTTACTGGAGCATTAACAGTTTCTACTGGAGTAGGTGTTACTGGAGCATTAACAGTTTCTACTGGAGTAGGTGTTACTGGAGCATTAACAGTTTCTACTGGAGTAGGTGTTACTGGAGCATTAACAGTTTCTACTGGAGTAGGTGTTGGTGTTACAGGCAGAGCACCAGTTTCTACTGGAGTAGGTGTTGGTGTTACAGGCAGAGCACCAGTTTCTACTGGAGTAGGTGTTGGTGTTACAGGCAGAGCACCAGTTTCTACTGGAGTAGGGGCATTATCCGTTGGTAAATTGCTAAGAATATCAATTGGTGAAACACCAGCATCCGTAGGTTGTGAAGTCGAATTTAAAATCTCTCCGGTATTTGGATCTGAAACAACTATACTACCATCACCCATTGTTTCCGTAACAGTACCATCGGAGTTTTTAGTAGTATCAACCACAGTTTGTGATGGATCTTCTGCCACTGGCGTTTGAATGGGCACATATGGAATAGGCGAACCACCACCAACATCAGTCATTGTGGGTGGAGCTCCTTCAACTGTTACATTTGCAGCAGTTTGACTCCCTGTAGTTGGTGGTTGATCTGGGTTAGCAAACGCATCAGCTAATTGATTGTAATATGAATCCGCTGTAGCGCTATTGGTTGGGGCTTGCATTGTGGCTACACCAGGAGACCAATTACTTGCTAATTGACCCTGTGAAATTTGATCTAAACCATGAAGATCATTAGCAATCACATTAGAAGTTTTAGCTAAATCTGCGTTGGTGTTAGAGTAATCAGTTAACGCTGTTTTTAAACCATCCGAACTTGTTGTAAACGCTGTATATAAAGGTTCAATACTGGTTTTATATACATTAGCTAAATTTTGATTTGCTGTATCATAAGCAGCATATGCAGTATTAAATTGTGGTATTAAACTATTTAGTTGTGGTGCAAGACTGTTTGCTAAATCGTACGATGTTTTATCAGTTCTACCAGAAGCATCATATTTTGCAACAGCACTATCATATTGTTTTTGTATTGGAACAACTTGATCGTACAAAGTTTTTGCGGTAGTTGCTAATTGTGTTGTATTGTCACGAAGATCATTATATCCAGTTTTACTAATAGCATCAGATAACGCCATTTTATCTGTTTGATTTTGAGAATAAATACCATTTGCTTTATTTGCTGCATCGGCTAAACTAGCTTGTTGTTCAGCCAATGTTGGATAATATTTAGCTAAATCGTCAGAAATTTTATCCGATTGGTTTTTTAAATACTGCGATGCTATATCCATAGTCATCGGACCTTCAATACCAGCCAATGAAACAGTGCCATTGGGGGTTGGGGTACTGTAGTCGTGGATAGTAGCGGGTTCCGCACTAGCCGATGGAGCTGTTAATAAACCTTTTCCTGCGTTTATACCAGCGCCTAAACCCATTCCTAAAGTAGAACCAATTGCTGCGTTTTCAGCACCAGTTAATACATCACCGCCAGTAGCTCCCGCTTTTGCTGCACCGACTCCCGTGCTTGCTAATATTTTAGATATGTTAGGATCAATACCAGCTTGTGTTAAACCAGTTGATGCCTGATTACCTAAATACGAAAGTCCTGTATTTAATGCAGTGTTGGCTAACATTGTCGAAGGATTTGCACCAGAAGCTAAACTTTTACTAGCAGATAATATTGCACTGCTTAACGCTGGACTATTAATACCATATTGCGCTAAAGTTTGACCAATACCACTTAATGATGCACCAGTAAGACCACCCATTAATGCACCAGTTAATGCGCCTTTTAAAGGATCTGTTCCTCTTATTAAGCTATTAACAGTGCCCATACCGCCACCATATAATGAACCACTACCTGCACTACTTAAAAGTTGTGATGCTACGGATGGTGTAAGTGAATTTATTCCTGTGTAGCCTAATTCACCATATGTTGGTCCCATGGCACCGGGCCCCAAACCTGTATAGCCTAATTCAGCATATGTTGGCCCCATGGCACCAGCACCAACACCAGTAAGGGCAGCGGCACCAGAACCACCAGCGGATCCCACAGTAGCACCTGCAGATCCAGCGGCAGAACCACTGGCAGAATATCCTGCAGCATAGTCAGCTGCTTCTAAAGCTGGTGCGGCTTCTGCCAAAAAAGCAGCCATATATGGTGCTGCTATAGCTAATGCGGCAACACCTAAAGTTGCCCAACCACCAGGGATGTTGTCGCCAACCGCTTTGTCTAACTGAGCACCGGCTTTACCAATAGCAGGACCAGGATCAATTTTAGCTAAAGCGCCCAATACTCCACCACCACTGCCGTCTGTTCCTAGGGCTTTTGATACCGTATCAGTTATTGCACTAAATGGATTTACGCCGCTCATAAGTCAGCCATCCATTTATAACGCTCAATGTTTGAATTTTGTATTTTTAAACCAAGGCTAGTTAATAGCTGTAATGTTTTTTGTAAAATAGGACCGCCGTCTTCACCATACACGCGTTTAAATCCACCTTTTTTGGTTTCTTTAATAAAGTGTTGCATGGCGCTTTTTACTTTTTGTGGGGTATCGCAAGTGAAAAAATTAATTTCTCCACAGCCTTTTCCCAAGTTTATTAAAAACAAAACAGAGTCATTAAATTGTATAACTATTGCCTGATGTTTATTTTTCATTGCCACCATCGTTTCCAATAGACGAGCAGTGTCTTCTTGGCTATGGCCAAAACGTTTCTGGTCTTCGGTAATAATCTCAGATGGTGTCATAGTCTATTTATACTAATACGCAGTTTTGGAGTTTTGTGCCCTAAATCAACGACTTGGGCCGTTGATTGATAATGCTAAGTCTCTAGCCCAATCCTGCCAGTTTTCATAATTTGCTGGGTCAGATACTGGGTACGCCGAAAAGGTTTGTAGCTGTGCTATCTGTGAGGCGATGGTTTTCCAGTCGTCCTCTATACTTGTGCCAATTGGCTCTTGTCCATAGTAAATGATAAAATTACCATTCCAATCTTCCCAGCTCATGTAATCTGGAGAAAACGGAAAAAATGCTTCAGTTTTACGGACGCTCATCACCAAACTCAGCAGTAATTAGGTTACGCCCCATCTCGTAGTTACCATCAATGTCGTTAGAAACAAATTGTAAACGAACTAAGCGGTGCTCTACTCGTAGGTCAATCTTACCAGTTTCTTGGGTAAAGTAGTACGGGCCAGAGTTTTCTTCGTACTGACCAGATGCAAACTTACGTCCTAAAATAGTCATCGCCATGGTGCCAGATTGTAAAAAGTTAGGCTCAACGCGGCGTAAGTGCATACGACGATTGATTCCCATAAAGCTCTCTTGGCTTGGTGTACCAGTTAACCAACTAATATCGTTAGTAGTAATGCTGGAGTACACAGCTAGTTCGTTTTGCGGAGTTACTTGGTTTAGTCCATGCTCATGTTGCCAAATTGTGTAGCCACCAGAAATAGGGAACACTAACGTGCCAGCGGGTACGGAGACAGTAATTGCTGTTGCCAATGTGACTAACGTGGAGTTGTATGTAAAGTCAAAAACACTGGCAGTTACATCATAAACTTTTCTTGGGTCGTTTAAGTCAGTAGAAAACACAACGTGACTACCTGGAGGTAGTGTTCCAGAAATGTTTCCTTCTAAGTAAAATTGACTTGATGTCGGTGCTGGTGCACCTACTGGTGTTGTAATAATTGTGTCTGGGTTACTAACTGTTGTATCGTACTCCCAACCAGCCCAAATAGGCGTTGGAAATAACTCAGTAGTGTAGCCACAAGAACGACGAGCACCAATAGCAGAACCTGCGTCATACCACAACTTATCTTTTACATTGTAAATAATAGCATCGGTACACTCAGTTGCCGTGCCTCTAGGATAGAAAAACCAAATCTCGTTGTACCTTGGAACCTTGGTAGCCCAAACTTTTTGACGTTGTGTATAGTTAATGTTATCAAATAACCAGTTTACGTTCTTGTCGTTTGGCAATACTTGCACAGTACCACCGTACAAGTAAAATCTATCAACACCCATCCAGAAGAATATGCCATCCATTTCAACGACAGCGTTGGACGACATGATAGAGATTTGGCTAGAAACAATGTCATAAGACCAATATACTTGTGTAGCTTGTGAGTTAAACGACACACGAATTAAGCTGTCAGTAGACCAAAACAAGCCAGACGGTGCGTTAGTACCACCACGCATTGGCATACCTTTAACAATCTTTGATGAAGATACGTTTACTTGGTTAGCTAGTGGACCGTTCCAGTCGTATAAGGTTTGCTCGTTGTAAACATTGCTTACATTATTGTTGGCAATATATCCATGCGATCCATACACAAAGATAAATGGGTATAGTACACAAACACCACCATCTACAGAAATAGTTTGGTATGTTGGGTTTTGACCAGCACTGTCAGATAGTCCAGTAAAATTAAATTGATTATTCGGATCTGGAGATACATTACCCACTAATATTTGAGACTCAACACCGCTGTCAATGTTTTGTAAGTTTAAGCCAGGGTGAGCAATTAAATTTAATGTTCCACCCGATGGGCTAAACTGCGCATCAAATTGCCAGTTATTTCTATCATCCGCTGTAAATAAAGTGCCTTTTAACCAGGTCTGCGTAATGGTTCCTGCAGGAGCCGCTGGACTAAATATAATAGTCGTGCTATTTGTGACCCCACCAGTGTACGTTGCTGAACTAACAGTATAGGCTGTTGCAACACTAGAATTGGTAAAAATAATTTCTTCGCCAGCAGCAAATACTGCAGTGCCGTCACCAGCAATAGTAATTTGTGTAGTAGTATTTGCAGTTACCGTAGCCTGAACAATTCCGGGTAACATGTTGGCAATGTACGGGCCACTACCAGAGCCATAAGTTGTTCCAGTGGTAAATACATCTAAAGTATCAGCAGTTCCAGCAAAAACATAGTTAACACCATTGTACGGAATGTTAATCATGCCGCGGTAGATGCCATTAAAACTAGTGAACAATGTGGCAAAGCCACCTATTTTCTTAGGGTCGCCACGTTGAAAACGGCACCATACGCCGTCGGTGTACTGATCAGCTTGGAACACGGTACCGTCGCGTTTAATTCCAGGCTGTACTACTAGGCTGTAAATCCTTGTGTACTGCGACATGTCCTGTTGCTGATTATCAGCCGCCATTTAGAACGTTCCACCACTAATTAAGTCTGCTGTTAGTGTTGCATTAACTTTCATTTTTGGCAACAATGTGTTGGTGTTGTCCATGTATGCCATTTGAACACCATTGGCAGAAAAGCCAAGAATATTAGCGCCTACTAAGTACATGCCCGTGGTTGCGTCTGATATAAATGAATAGGACGGTGCTGCAGCAATGCCGTCAACGGCGTAGAAGAGGTTACTAGCCGTTGAAGTTAACAAGTACAAATTCTGGCTGTCACTTAAAACAGTGGCAATGTTGCCGGTAGTAACAACCAATGGTGGCTGTGCGCTACCTTGAATTTCAAACTCAATATTATAGTCTGCGTGACCTGTGTCATTTAAAAATATGTAAAGTTGTGTAGTAGCGGGCAACGTAACAGTTAGTGTTGTTGAGCGACTACCAGTCTGTGCAATGTAAGTTTGAATAATTGGCGCAAACGTTACTAAGCTAAACGTAGATCCAACAATAGAGTCAACGTCATAGGTTGCTGAAGTAAATGTTATGTTTGCTGGAGCGGCCAAGCCAACGGTTATAAAATTACCAGTGTTAACATCAAAAACAATAAACCCAGAATCGCCAGGGTTTGCTGTAACGCTACTAACGCCGTTGATTGTGTTTGGTGAAGGTGCATTGATAGCCAACGCACCAGTTCCATTGTTTCTAAATCCAATGTACCAACCAGTTGAAAGAGACGCAATTGTTGGTAATGTAAATGTGCCAGCGCCACTGTTCCAAGAAAAAGTAGAGGCACGACTTGCGTCGTTAATTGTTGGGCTTGTGGTTACATTTACAATGTTTTGTGTGGTCGCTAATTGACCAGCTATGGTAGCTAAACCGGCGCCTTGAAGAGTTGCTGCGTCAGCGTACGATGTGCCCGCACCGAACTCAATGCTATCCCAAACACCACCCACAGAGCTATTATCAGTAAGGTATACATAACGAGCCATGCCGACTGTGATTGTAATTGTCTGACCACCAGCCGCGTCTTCTAAAACAAAACTGTTTGCACCCAGGTTACGAATAAGAATGTCTTCACCTACAGAACCCTGAGTGGCATCTGGTAAACTAATGGTTAGGCCGCTAGTAGAGGCAACGCAGTCCATAATACGGGCAGAAGGTACTTGTGTAGGATTAACTACTGCAGGCCAATAAAGCTGAGTATCTTCACTAAACGACAGAGCGTAATACGATACGTCCGTTGGCTGGATAACATTGCCGGTAAATGGGGAAGTAAAAGTCATATATTAAGGTTCCTGTACCGAAGTATTTCTGTCCACTCGGCGTGTATTGTCTTCTTTTTTCAAGGCGGCCAATGCGTCTGTATAGTAGCCCTTCCAAATAGGCAACTTATCTAATGCTTTTAAGTATCCTTGAGCTTGTAACAATGTGCCAAATAGCATTGCTTGAGGAGCTTCTCTAGTAAACAGATTTTGTTGATTGGATGTATCTAATGGTTGAATTTCACTGTAGTAAATAATTTCTACAGGATAGTCTGCGTCTGGTTCTGGAGCAAAAGCCCAATTATTGTAATCATACTCTCCATAATACAAGGGTACATTTGGGGTTGACTCAGACTGGTATTGTGCTATGTAGTCTTGTGAACGCATTAGCATTGGCTTACCATTAGTCTTTAGTGAGACTGTTTTTCTCCAGCGGGCTGGCTTAGCAAGAACTACTTGGTTTTCAAGTAGTGTTGTTTCAACAACTGTCAACTGCAACAAAGTCTTTAACTCGGCAGCAATAGCAGACTCAGCCAATCCAATTAGGTTAGGAATCTGAGCAACAAATTGAGCGTCGTTGCGCTCCATGTAGTTAATTACATCTTGTATGAGGTTATCATACGTCATCTGATATGCGCTGGTCATCTTGTGTAATAACTTATGTTAGGCTGAAAGTAAATAGGCGACTTATCACGTTCTTCATCACTAGCTTGCAAAAATAATTTATCCGCTTGTTGTTCTAAATACGCAACACGCGCAAGATCGGTGTTCGGTAATTGCATAGACAATTTATGCGATAACGAGGCTTGAACAGAAGCAATCCAGCGATTAGGAATGTACAGCTCATTTGTTAATGAGCCAACATCTTGCATTTGCTTTTCAATCAACAATTGAAACATTTGAAAGTCGTTGTTTGGCACGGGCCATAGATACATCTTAGGCTCGATCTGACGATCGTACCAATACTGCAGTGAGCGTTGGCTTGGGAATTGTTTGTTTGGGAGATTCCAGTAATCGTCTTTGTTTAAGCGAGCCAAAGGAATAACTTGCTGGCTGGTTGAAAAAACGATTTGACGTACTGAAAAGGTTGTTGCTACTGTCTCTCTAAGACGGTAGAATGTGTTGACTGGAGTAATAGATAGAGGAAAATAAGCCCATTCTCTGTCTGATAAGGTGGTCTCTGGAAGCTGCAGTACTGTAGTCCAAGTAATTCCATCGGTACTGGTTTCGTATGCAAAGTTGTAGGTCTGCGTACCACCGCCAGTAGCGTAGCCATTAAAGCCGATGTAGTATACGCTTTGACCGCCTTGATAGTATAAACCAAACCAGTTCTCAAGTGCAGTAGAAGTAGAAACAATGTCTAAGTTCTGAGCAAATACTGCAGGGGAGTCTGGATTAGCAACTGGCAGATATTCGTCAGCTTCTGAGTTGATGATATAGACCCAATTGGCTTCACGCACATCAATTGTAGTAGCTGGAAGGTTAAGATATTGTTGTGCTGTTACAGCACCAACCAATTTGTTTTCCAACAGCCAAAGGTTTACGCCTAAATTAGATAAATTTTGAAGATTGTAAAAAAGAGCTTGTTTACCCGCATTGATATATTCAGGCGTGATTTCTTCTGCTATTCTACCAGCATCACGATATGCATAAGAAATAAGTTGGTCAACATTGATTTTTGTGTCGCCAGTGGTGCCTGAATAAGCCATTGTTAACGTCCTCTACCAGCGGTGCGTTTGGGCACTTTATTAGGTAATTTGTTTGATGATGGACCCGCTTTTACAAACTCTTTGCCAACCTTTTTAGGAATGCCAAGAGTTGATTTACCAGCGGCGGCTGCGTACATAGCGCCCTTTTGAGCTTTAGATTCGTATGGCATTAGCAGGCCTTTCCGCCTTTTCTCATGGCACGACCACCGCCACAAAGTTTTGAAAGATTAGTTTTTTTGCCTTCATGTGACTGTTTGTCGTGCATAGCAAAAGCTTTTTTAATGATCTTTTTGTCCTGTTTGATATCATCCATATCAACAGAACCGCCAGCTTTCATTTTAGGAAGACACTTAAAATCGTCCATGGTATACCCTTTCAATTATCTATATCTACTTATGCAAAAAAGGAGCAATTTATGCCCCTAAAAACAACGCTCTTTCCCTTTGGCGGCGTTTAACCAGTACTTCGGGTTTGTTCCACATGAGAATGGCATCTGCCGCACCTTTGTAGTCATTTTCGTTTAATTTACGAACCACAGTAGACTTCCTAAAGGCAGTCTCTCCAATATTGAAACAGAGGCTGTATAAGGCGTCAAATTGGTTCTGGGCTAGGGGTACCTTCACCGAAGTCTCTACGGCTTCGCTACACCACTTTAAATCGCTTTTAAGTAGATCTTTAACTTCTTGATCTGATAGGGTTGCAGTAAGTAAATGCGGTTCAGAAGTTTTGATAAGATGGCCGACCCCGATTGTGAGTAAGCCTTTGGAGTCTTTATATGCTTTATTTTTAAACCCTTCTTCCTTAGTAATGAAAGATAGCGTGGATTCTGCGATTGCCATAATGTTCTCTTCAATATGGGTATATCGGTTTGTTAGGTGGATTGCCGCAAAGATACCAAGGCACCACAGCACTACAGCAATTAACTTTTTCATTCGGGCTCCTTTTTGTGTAATATGTTACACAATTTGGGGTCATTTACTTAATGTGTCGTATTGTTTGTAGCAAGCCTCTAGGCCGGCTCTTACTTCGTCTGCTCGGGCAGCTTCCCGTCTAAGAAAGATTGCATCCTCGGCGAAAAGGGTTGACCCAGTTCCACACGATCCAGAGCTGGCGCTTTCGGTACGACCGGGACGCTTACGCAGCTCGTTAACAGCATCAACGAGCTTAGAGTTAATATCACGGATTTGAGCATTTTTGTAACTTTCTATTTGGGCGGCCTTGGCTTGGTAGTCTTTTTCAATTTGCGCTGTTTTGGTAGCCTGGTCTGCCTTATATTCCAAAAATCTATTATTGGCAAAACTAAAGCCAAGATACCAAGAAAAAGCCAGCACAGCCACACATAATCCCAGTTTGACATATTGTACCAAGGTTAACGGAAACATTATTTATCTAGGCCTTCGGTTGTGACAAATCGCAGCGTTGCCACGATAACGCCAACAAAAATCATTAGGCCGCCGTAGTACTTAGGATCAATAGTGGACTGCAGGTACTGTAGGTTGTCCATTAAGGCACCGAACACCACTAACGCCAAGGAGAACCAAAGTGTCTTGGATCTGCTCATGCGTTTCATCTGTCTGCCTTGTTGTCCAGTTTGTCCTCAATACGGTGAAGGGCTTTAAGCACCTCGTTCCAGCGGTCGTTGAAGTCGTCCTTAGAGACGTATTTAGTTGGTAGTTCTTCCCGCAGCTTGGCGAGGTCGTCTTTGAGGTCTTGAACGGCTGTCCAGAGCTCCCTACAAAACCAGCCTAGAATAGCGCAAGCGGTTGGCAGGATAAAGTTAATGAGTGATTGAAAGTCCATTATGTTGTAGGTATTGCTGGTTTAGGTTGATTGGTTATAACTGCTGTGCCATTCCAAGTAAATCCAATACTGCCAGATCCTAGGGACTCTACTAAAATGTAGTCAGTAATTACACCATCAACAATTACAGCTTGCCAAATCATCGCTGGAGTTGTTGACTGCACTAAAGCAATAGAATTTGCTGGTGGTGTCCATATACTTGTATCGCCATTCCAAACTACAACGTTTGTAACAATGTTACTTTCAATAATTAAATAATTTTGATTTATAAATTCTTGTACCATATTTTTTCTCCATTACCATTCAATTAAAACGACACCATTTGTTCCAGCCGCACCGGCGGGAGAAAACCCACCAGCACCACCAGCACCAAAAGCAGGATGAATAGCATTAGCTCCAGACGTGCCGTTTGGACCATAATTATAATTAGAACCACCACCACCAGCCAAACCTTTATATGGAAATCCGTTTTGTCCATTGCCACCAGAGCCACCAGCAGGTCCGTTATAGCCACCATAGCCACCACCTGCGCTAATAGTGGTAATGGATTGAGTTCCGGAAGAAACAGATGAAGTTCCTCCATCTCCCGCAGTTCCTCCAGTATCAAAAGGGCCACCCGCACCTCCAGATCCAATAGTTACAGATAATGTATTACCAGGAGTCAAACCTGTAAGATAAGAAATAGCCCCACAACCACCGCCACCACCGCCACCGAAATACGAATTACCGCTGCCGCCACCACCACCGCCGCCGCCAGCACCACAAACTGTAATTTTAAGCGCTGTAATACCAGTGGGGATGGTAAATGTTCCACCAGAACCAAATCCTTGCCCACGACCACCAACATACGGTCCACCTGCAGTAGATTGTGTTGTTGAATCTGGAAAAGTGATATTTGAACCGCCGACTGTAATTGTCATAAATTAACTCCTAAAAATTAAGGTGTTCCACCAGCAGTTTCACTGCCAAGTGTAATAAAGTTGCCAGAAGAATCTAATGATGCAATGTTAGTAGCTCCATATTTAAATATTAGCTTACCACCAGATTCAGTAATAGAAAAGTTGGTTGTGTTGTAATTTGTTGCAATGACTGTAGTTGCGCTAACAGAACCATTAACCAACAAATTACCAGCGCCTGCGCTAGATGCTGTTCCAATTGAAACACCGCCGCCACTAGTCAAGCGCATTCCCTCGGTGCCATTTGCTTTGAAAATCAACGGAGCGGCTACGTCGGTACCAAACACGAATATAATGTTGGATGCGTCGTAGTAGCCCTGCGCTCTTACCGTGCCGTTGTTGTACCAGCTCATTGTGGTGTACTGTGAGCCGTCGTTGTCAATAATTGCGTTATTGGAGTTGCCACCACGGACGTGCAATGTTGCTACTGGGGTGGCAATGCCGACACCTAGACGAACGTTGGTTGTGCTCCAGTTAAATAACGAGCTTGTGCTTAGCGCCGTAGACGAACCACCAAACGGTATAAAGTTTGCAGAAATGGTATTTATGCCAGTGCCACCATGGCCAACTTGCAGTGGATCTGGTAGTGATGTAAACGAAGAGCCGTCTGTTGTGACAATTCCTGCAATAGGATAAGTTATAACGCCAGAATATCCACTAAAACCAGAACGACCACTATATCCAGAAACACCAGAGCCGGAATAGCCAGAGATACCGGAATAGCCAGAGATACCTGATATTCCATTAAATCCACTAAAACCAGAAGTTCCAACTGCGCCGCTATAACCAGAGATACCAGACGCACCACTATAGCCAGAGATACCAGAGCCACTGTAGCCAGATAAACCAGCGCCGCTGTAACCAGAGATACCACTGTAGCCAGAGATACCAGATGCACCATTAGTTCCGGAGTAGCCACTAAATCCTGATACCCCGTTAGTTCCGGAGTATCCACTTATCCCCGAGTATCCACTGGCAGCCGCTGCGCCAGCGGCACCGCTATATCCACTAAATCCTGAAATGCCAGATCCTGAATAACCCGAAATACCAGAGCCAGAGTATCCGCTGTATCCTGACGCGCCGTTGCTACCAATTGTTCCATTGGTTCCGCTAAATCCGCTATATCCTGATGCGCCATTAGTGCCACTGTATCCGGATGTTCCGTTTATGCCACTATAGCCGGAAATACCACTGTAGCCGGACGTACCGTTAACACCAATCGTTCCGTTAGTTCCGCTAAAACCAGAGATACCACTGTAGCCAGAGATACCACTGTAGCCAGATATACCACTAAAGCCACTGTAGCCACTAATGCCACTAAAACCACTGTAGCCAGAGAATCCGCTGTAGCCAGAGATACCACTAAATCCACTGTAGCCACTAATGCCAGATCCGCTGTATCCTGAAATACCAGAGAAGCCACTAAATCCACTAATGCCGCTGTAGCCAGAAATACCAGCTAATAAGGTAACTACACCAGAGCTATTTTTATAATACAGCTTTCCATCGGCTGTATTAATTGCCAACTCACCTGCGACCAAATTTGCCGCCAAGGGCACATTAGTTGCAGTGCTGCTGTAGTAAAGCTGTATTGGTGTAAAACCGGATGCGGCCATTTTTTATTCCTTAAGATGTTCTAAAACGATCTTGGGTTTGACAAATCGTTCGTTCTGGTGGTCAACAAATTCCCACCAGAGAAATTGGTTTTCTGCTAAATGTTTTCTATCGGCTAGTAGGTTAATGTTTTCTGGGTGTCCGTATATTAATGGATCAGATACTCCCCACAACACAATTCCTTTTTTGCCTTCGTCCCATCCCAGGTGTTGAAAAAAGCTGTCACAAGAGATCCAGGTACGGCATTCTTGAATTAGCTTACGCAATTCTGTAATGGGTAAATTCTTTCTAAAGTCGGAAACTAACTGCTCTTCTCCCTCAATTCCAACCTGGACAATTGGCTCGTCAATCATTGCGATCAACTCTTTCCAGTACGGATAATTCTTTGGGTTTTGCTTACCGCTAAGTAATGCTTTGGAGTATGGTGAAATAATAATCATAGGTACAGCTTTCTGTACGCATTCTCTAAACTATCTTTCCACTTCCACTGGTCCATCTTTTTATAGACGTTCCAGTGATCTATGTCACCAAATAGGTGTTGTGCCTCTGCTATCGACTTCCCGGGAACCACTTCAGGGTAACAAGTAAACACTTCAGCATTAGGTATTGAAGGAAGTACATGGCTGAATACAAGATGGTCACCAAGACCACAATTAAGCACCACAATGGTACGATCACGATATTGTAAAATATTTCTAAAAATCTGTTCATCATGTTCATACATTTCCTTCTTTGTTTCGCTGCGAATTCCACCCTCGGGATTCTTCATGTGCCACGTTACTGCGTTGGGTACCGCTAAAATTTGGTAGCCTTTTTGTTTAAGGCCATAAGTAAACAACGTCTCTTCCCGATGTGCTACCCGTGAAAGACCCAAATTAAAATCGCACACGCCAGCACGATATAAGAAAGTGCAGTGTAAATGTTCAACTTGCTTTTCCTCTTTTATAACACCCCATTGGATGTTTGGTTCGGAGTCGATGTTATTAATTAGTCCAGTAACTTTTGAGGTGTCTGGCATATACGGTGGGGTTAATACTGAACCACCCACTGCACCAACACAGTCTTCAGTGTAATAGTAAAGCATTTCTAATACATTAGGCTCTGGTATAGCATCGTCGTCAACGCGCCACACCCAATCATAACCCATCATATTGGCACGTTGGTGAATGTGGTGCTGACCTTTTTTGTCAGCAAACAACCATTCCCACGCAATGCCCTTAATGTCTAACATCTGGAAAAAGTACTGGTAAATCATCTCACTGCGCATGTCTTGCGGCTCGTCGTTATCATCAAAGATGACCAGCTTGTCTACTGGTCTTGTCTGATTGATAATAGCGTTTAGTACTAAGGGCAGTGTAGTAAAGTACCTGCCCCGTGTTGCCACGGAGCAAAGGACTTTATTCACTAGCAGTCCACCTACAGATCATTAAATTGCAAGGATTGCTTTCGTCAATCTTTTGCGGCACATCTGTAATAGCGCCGTGTTCGTTGATGTAGTTAAACTCAAAGCCAGGGAAGTGACGCTCGTTTAATCCATGCAACTTGTGATGTGGTCCCCAGAAGCCTGGTGGCTCATTCATTGGTACGGTAATCAACAGACGCTTGCAGTGCTTCTTTAACTTCTCAACAATTTCCATGCCGGTGTCAAGGTGCTCAATTACTTCAAAGGCCACGATGGTGTCGTACTGCTCAAGCTCGTAGGTGTTAATGTCGCACCACTCAAACTTAGCGTTGTATCCCCAGTCTTGCTCTTTGGCCACCTCAACAATAATTGGATCGTAGTCTACGCCGGTGTACTCAATGTCTTTTGGAAAAAACTGAATACCGTATCCGTCAGAACAACCAATCTCTAAAATCTTTTTACCAAGCAGGTTTTGCTCTGCCCAGGTGTATCTTGTTACTTCGCGCGGGAATACTGGATCGCCCTTGAGGAACACTGCGCGTTCCCAAAAGTTTGATAGTCTCCAGCGGTACCACTCCATGTTGTACTTCTTAGCTAACTTTAACGAGTTAGTTAAAAAGATGTTATCCCAGCCTTGTACCAAGTTAGGGTCGTGCATGGTGCCTTCGCCCTTGTGGTAGATTGGGAACATTCCTGTGTATTGCGTTCCGTCCCACAACTTTTCAAACACTTCTAGTACTTTAAAGCCAGCCTTTTCGGCCTCAATACAAAACTCGGTGTCTTCACCGCCACCAACGCCGTACTCTTCATTGAGTAGTCCGATGGTATCAAATACTTTTTTGTGTATCATTACACAGAAAAACACTAAGAAAAAGCGACCAGCCGGTTCTGAGTTGCCTTTGATGATTCCAGAGATACCGCACTCTGGGTCATTGAACGGCTTGTCTAAGATGTCAAGCCACTGGTTCGTACTTTGTTCTAGCAGGACCGTGTCATTATTTAGCAGGACAATCTTGTCCGCTGTGGCCACCCTAATTGCGGCGTTATTGGCTCCAGAATATCCAAGAGCTTTGTCTGACCAAACAATCTTTAGGTTCGGTACGGCAGTAGCTAGGTAATCTAAATAGGCCTTAGTGTTGTCTGTGCAGCCATTGGCGCTGATAATCAGCTCAACATCGTCCATGTTGCTGTACTTGATTACCGAGTCTACACAGGGCTTTAGGTACTTTTCACAGTGATTGTACGTGGGTATTACTACGCTGTATTTCATGCTTTTCCTTTAAAGTTCATACGAACTTAGCTTAAATGATTCTATATCTACTTATGCAAAAAACGCTTAAAAAACTGCCTTTTTAAGTTGTTCTATTTCGGCCCGAAGTTTAATAACTTCTTTTGCCAATTCTATCACAGAAACCATAGCCGCGTTTCCATACATTACAGAAAGCATGCCGTTTTCGTCCGACATAACTGCTTCTTTTAATACAGGCTCTAAAGACTGGGCTGTGATACCAGATTCCCGAATGCCTGTTGCTATACGCTCGTACGTACCATGTTTAACACCAGCTAATTGCTCAATAAAATCTTCTGGTAGGTCTTTCCAGTTTGTTTTTAATCGTTCGTCAGAACTAGAAACAACTGAAACTGCTGTCAATGCTCCAGTAGATGGTAAGAAAGATACGGCGTTTGTGGTTGCTACAGTAGGTGTTTGATTGGATCCAGCGGCTGCTACACCAACAATATACTGTGTTGTTGCTGCTGTACTGGCGGTTGCGTTAATAGCAGTAGATGGACCAGAGCCTCCTGCAGGACCACTGTAGCCACTTATGCCGCTTCCAGAGTAACCAGAAATACCAGAGTATCCACTAAAGCCTGATGTTCCTGCAGTACCATTAGTTCCGCTGTAGCCAGAGATACCACTGTAGCCAGAGATACCACTGTAGCCAGAGATACCACTGTAGCCGGAGATACCAGAGTAGCCAGAGATACCAGAGTAGCCAGAGATACCAGAGTAGCCAGAGATACCAGAGTAGCCAGAGATACCAGAGTAGCCAGAGATACCAGAGTAGCCAGAGATACCACTGTAGCCAGAGATACCAGAGAATCCACTGTAGCCAGAGATACCAGAGAATCCACTATAGCCAGAGATACCAGAGAATCCACTATAGCCAGAGATACCAGAGAATCCACTGTAGCCAGAGATACCAGAGAATCCACTATAGCCAGAGATACCAGAGTAACCACTATAGCCAGAGATACCAGAGTAACCACTATAGCCAGAAATACCAGAGTAGCCAGAGATACCAGAGTAACCACTGTAGCCAGAGATACCAGAGAATCCACTATAGCCAGAGATACCACTGTAGCCAGAGATACCAGAGATACCAGAGAATCCACTATAGCCAGAGATACCAGAGATACCACTGTAGCCAGAGATACCAGAGTAGCCAGAGATACCAGAGTAGCCAGAGTAGCCAGAGATACCAGAGTAGCCAGAGATACCAGAGTAGCCAGAGATACCACTATAGCCACTATAGCCAGAGATACCACTATAGCCACTATAGCCAGAGATACCAGAGTAGCCAGATATTCCTGATTGACCAGCAATATCAAAAGTCCAAGCTGCAAATGTTCCAGATCCACCCACTAAATCCACATTGACTGTCAACGTGGTAGTTGTGTATGCTGTAATCTGGCCTTCCATAAAGTTAGTGGTGTTATTGATTCTAACTCTTGCACCAACCACATAGGCATTTGTGCCTTGTGTTTGATTAACAGTAAACGCTTTTGAACCAGTACCAATTAAAAACGATGTAGTAGAAGTTAAGTTTGCATAACCTAAACCACTGTAGCCAGAGATACCACTGTAGCCACTATAGCCAGAGATACCAGAGTAACCACTGTAGCCAGAGATACCACTGTAGCCAGAGATACCACTGTAGCCAGAGATACCACTGTAGCCAGAGATACCACTGTAGCCAGAGATACCAGAGTAACCAGAGATACCAGAGTAGCCAGAGATACCAGAGTAACCAGAGATACCAGAGTAGCCAGAGATACCACTGTAGCCACTGTAACCAGAGATGCCACTGTAGCCAGAGATACCAGATTGACCAGCAATATCAAAAGTCCAAGCTGCAAAAGTTCCGGATCCTACAGTTAAGTCTACATTGACTGTTAGTGTAGTGGTAGTGTAGGCCGTGATTTGGCCTTCCATAAAATTGGTAGTGTTGTTAATTCTAACTCTTGCACCAACTACATACGCGTTAGTTCCTTGGGTTTGGTTTACTGTAAACGCTTTAGAACCAGTGCCAATTAGGAATGATGTTGTAGAGGTTAGGTTAGCGTAGCCCAATCCACTGTATCCAGATATACCACTATAGCCAGAGATACCACTATAGCCAGAGATACCAGAGTAACCACTATAGCCAGAGATACCAGAGTAACCACTATAGCCAGAGATACCAGAACCACTATAGCCAGAGATACCAGAACCACTGTAGCCAGAGATACCAGAGAATCCACTATAGCCAGAGATACCAGAGTAACCACTATAGCCAGAGATACCAGAGTAACCACTATAGCCAGAGATACCAGAGCAACCACTATAGCC